TAAAAATTCATCTTGTTCTATTTTGTCCCATTCTGGTTGATATACTGGATAAATTACAGACATACCACCATCATCATTTTTATATATTATCACTTTCATAATTTTATCTAAAGAATACTGCTCTTACGGCGACTGCATCATACAATTGTGCGCCGTGAATATATTCACAAACTAAACGACAACTACCAGCAACTTGAGCATTTGTTTGTCTGGCGACAGCTAATACTAATTGATTAAGACTTGAGGCAGATGTATAATCTAATGTAACAGTTCCAGCTACAACATAATTAGCATCTACAAATGCGCTCGTAAAGTTTACTGTGTAATCACCTACTCCATTATCAGTTAGACTTCCTACATTATGATTAGCATTAATTGCAATTGTTCCTGTTCCATTAAAATGCACCCAAGCTTTAGCTGTATTTATAGCTGTTATAGCAGAAGAAAATGTTTTAGCTCCTGTTATCGTTTGAGTTGTTGAAACATAAACGCCATCTGTTACTGCGCCAGCAGTTAAGCTTGAAGCAGTGCCTGATAAAGATCCACCCAAAGTTAAATTTCCAGAAGTAGTAACTGTTCCAGATAAAGTTATTCCAGATACAGCTCCAGTTCCACCAACGCTTGTGACTGTACCACTTCCTGTTCCAATACCAAGATTAGTTCTAGCTTGTGCCGCTGTTGTTGCTCCAGTGCCGCCATTTGCTATTGCGACCGTTCCAGTAACATTATCTGCATATCTTGCAGAATCTACACGAACACCATATGTATTTACCCCATTCCAACCCATTAATGTTGGATACGTTCCAGTCCAAGCTACATCTGGATTTGTATTACTTATTGTACCACCAGCAGGAGAAGTAGAATTTGAAGCATCAAAAATGGTATGACCATTACCATAATGCTTCCATGAAAGTTGTCCAACAACTGCCGTAATTGTTCCATTTGTTGACCAATTAGTTCTATTTGTGCTTAGATTTGTAGCGGTAGCAGCGTTACCACTTGTATTTTGATTTAATGTTGGAACATCAGCCGCTTGTATGGTAGACATGATTACATTAGTTCCATTACCGCGTAAATAACTACCACTAGTAACTGCGCCAGCAAATGCATTCATTGCCAATTGAGCAGTTAATGCTGAAACTGTATTATCGGCATTTATTCTTGGAAAAGTTATTGCGCCTGGATTTGTTAACGTGAAGAAATTTCCTCCAGCAGTTGTCGCTCCAAGATTTGTTCTAGCGTTCGCTGCGGTTGTGGCTCCAGTTCCACCATTCGCTACTGCAACCGTTCCAGTTACATTCGCGGCATTTCCAGTACACGAACCAGAACTTCCAGATACATTTCCAGTTACGTTTCCAGTCAAATTACCAGAGAATGTTGCAACAACAGTCCCAGAACAAGTAATCGCACTAGAACCGCTTCTATATAATCTTGCTCCAGTATCATCGCCAAATTGCAATCCTCCAGTTGCGGCTGTTGGAGCGCCAGTATTAATTTGGAGTAAAGTAGCTGGAGATGAAGTACCAATACCTAAATTTCCAGGTATATTACTTATATAATCTGCGCCTCTATAATAATTTTGAGCTACATATACTTTGAAATCTCTGAAATAGATTCTTTGTCTATATAAACTAACCAATACTCTTACCCATTCATAATCATTCTGATTATTAAGATCTGTTTGTTTAATTAGATTCCAAATTCCATTTCTATAAACGTAATGTAAAGCTCCTCTTGCTTTTAATACAGTTTTAAACCTCCACCAAGCATTTTTTGTATCAAAAGTATAATCAGCACCACTACTACCGCCATTAGTATAAACGCTTAGTGCAGCATTATCTTGATACGTTAAATTTGCTGGCGTTTGATTATAATTATAATTTACAGATTCTCCACCAACAAAACCAATCATACAATAAATATCTGTACCACTATTAACTTGAGCAAAAGATTCGTATTCAAGAGTTAAACCTTCGACTCTTAAGAATTTGCATTTGCTTAATATACCTCTACTCCAATCATTGCTAGTTCCAGCATCAATATACCAAGATCCATCACCATAATCATTAACTGTAGGAACAATGGTTAAACCAGTAGTATCCCAATCATTTACTGCTCTATTTGCTCCTCTAAAGGAATATTGATTTTGACCAAAAATATGAGGCACAGTTACTATGCCACCTGGACCAAGAGATAATCCGTCAATCCAAGCGTCATTTGCAATATTACTTACTCGTAATACTAATGATGAACCATAAGTATTAGGATAAATTAAATTACCTAAAGTCTGTAAATAAGTTCCTGCTAATATAGCATCGCCAGTTCTAAAGCTATTTGAAGCAAATACAAATCCAGATGCAGATCTATATAATCTAGCAGTTGTATCACTACCAAATTGTATTCCATCAGTAGCCCCTGTTGGCGTTCCGCTTCCTAATTGAAGTCTTGTAACTTGACTTGTTGTACCTACACCAATAAAACCATTAGTTTTATTAATTGTAAAAGAACCAAAATCGGCAGAAAGATTAAAATAACTTCCGCTATTATCTCCAACGCCAAGACTCCAAACGGTAGATCCACCTGAATATAATCTTAATACAGATGTAGCAGTAGAATGATTTATACTTAACTGCCCAGAAAGCGTTCCTCCTGTTAATGGCAATTTAGTAGAATCTGTAGCAGATGTTGCCGTAGCAGCATTACCAGTAATGCTACCATTAATCGCATTAGTGACTGTTAATTCATTTAATTTTAATGACATAAATTTATTCTATTAAATCATCCTTCTAAATTTAAATATATAATTTGAAGCTCCAGATGTAGCTACACTGGATATAATTTGTAATTTTAAAACTCCAGACACTCCTCTTAATGTTCTCAAGTTAATATATATTCCATTTGGCGCATGACCAGATTTATGTAATGGAATTTCATCATAATTTGTGCTATTAGTTGCCCCTGCATACCAATACATAATTCCTGTATAAGTTTCGTTATAATGACCTCCTGAAACAGCATAATTATCTACATTTAAAGTTAATATATAAGCTCCTGATACTAAATCAGATCCTGCTGATATACCTGTATCTATCCAACTTGTAGTAACTGTCAATGACTTTGTAACTGTTACTAAACTGAAAAGATCACCAGCAGTTCCATCTGTATCGTTTCTTACATATCTTGCTGCAACAGCACCGCCTAATTGAGAAGCGTTTGTAGCGGTAGCAGCATTTCCTGTACAAGATCCAGAGCTTCCAGTTGTGTTTTGGTTTAAAGTTGGAACGTCTGATGCTTGTATAGCGGACATTACGACATTTGTTCCATTGCCTCGTAAGTATTGAGCATTCGTAACTGCTCCAGCCAACGCATTGATTGCCAACTGAGCAGTTGTAGCTCCTGTTCCGCCATTAGCAATCGCTACTGTTCCAGTAACATTTGCAGCAGTGCCGCTGATATTTACTCCATTTAAAGTCAATGCAGCAGAAGCGCGATTTATAGCAACTGATGTAGTTCCAATAAAAAATGATTGATCAGTAAATGCTACATCTTTAAAAGATGAATAAGCTACAGATGTGCCAAAACCAGCCTGATAAATACGCATTCCAATAGCGTCTTTACGGAACATTACTAAATTATCATTTCCACCAGTCGCATCACTATATGATCTTAAATGTAAATAATCTGCATATGGCGAACTATCATTATTAGCCCAAGAAGTAAAACCAAATCTTAATCTAAATGCATCATCTTCATTTGAAGATATTGTCCTATTGTCTCTACTAGTTAAACGATCTGAAGTTGTAGCAAGAGAAGCTGTAGCAGCATTTCCAGTTGTACTTTGATTCAACGTTGGAACGTCTGCCGCTTGTATTGTGGACATGACCACATTGGTTCCGTTTCCGCGCAAATAACTACCGCTTGTAACCGCGCCAGCAAACGCATTCATCGCAGCTTGGGCGGAAGTTTGACCACTTCCACCATTTGCAAGCGCAACTACTCCAGTAACATTTGTTGCATTTCCAGTTAAATTACCAGAGAATGTGGCGGCGATAGTTCCAGAGCAAGTAATTATACCTGAAGCAGATCTGTATAATCTTGTTCCTGTGTCACCACCAAATTGAATGCCGCCTGTTGCTGCTGTCGGAGTTCCAGTTCCAATTTGTAATAATGTAGCAGGACTATCTGTACCAATACCAACATTACCATCTGACTTAATACGCATCTTTTCTGTTGGTAATGTATTTGTAGCGTTTGTAGCAAAAATCAAAGCTTGAGCATTATCTCCAGCACCTCCTAAATCAATCCTTGATCCAACATAAGAATAAGCATTAACATTCGTAGTTGTATTTGTAAAAGCAATTACAGATCCAGTATTAAAAGTATCAGAAGAAGCAGAACTGCGAATTCTAGTTATTATATTTACTGCGGCATTAGTTCCTGGTCCTATAATATCTAATTCATATTGAGGATTGTTTGTTCCAATTCCAACTCTATTATTTCTTAATACAAAATCATTCGCGCCGTATTGACCCATGACAACTCTGTCATCAGCAAAAACTTCTAACACAGGTAAACCTGCGCTATTATTTACAGACATTAAACTATCAGATAAATCATCGACAACTGAAAATAACGTGCCGTTCGTACCATCTACTCTTAAAGCTGCTGCACCAGAGATTGCTTCATTTATATGAAGTTGAGCTAATGGAGAAGTTACTCCTATACCTACATTACCATCTGTAGCAATGCGCATTCTTTCTTGCTGACCAGCAAACATTCTTATTAATTGAGTTCCAGCATCTAAAAATGCTCCCGTTCCATCAGTTCCTACATAAAAACCATAAGCAGACGAACCAAAACAACCAGATCCATTAACATCAAGAATTGAATTTAATCTAATTGTAGTTTTACTAATTCCTACGCTTCCTTGTACTAGCAGTCCATTTGTTGGCGCAGCAGTATTATAACCGCTACCAATACTCACTGAACCATTAACGTGCAATTTATTATTTGGACTTGCATTTCCTATACCGATATTACCATTTTGCTTAATACGCATGGTTTCGGTTCTGTTATACAAAGTTTCGTTTACATATCCATTTTGAAATATATGATCTTGAAAAGTTCCATATATCATGCTGTCTGAACCTGCACTTGCTCCCGAGTTTCCAAACACAACATAACCACCTATATTATTATCCAAAAAGATTAAACCAGCATATGTTCCGTTATCTACTGTATTTCTAAATGTTAGATAATTACTTGTATTAGAATCAATCAATATATTTGTACCTGTAGGAACTGTTCCAGTTCCAGTTGGTGAAGATGCGCGAATATTTAATAATCCGACTGGAGCAGTTGTGCCTATACCAACATTACCACCTTGCTCATTAAAGAAAGAATTTCCACCAGCAAGTCCCAATCTATGATTTCTAGTCCATGTAGATCCATCGCTAGATGATATTCCTCCAAATTCAATAAGACCATCACTTATATGATTAAGAGAAAAAATTCTCATTCCCGCATTAGAAGGCGCAAGTCCAAATCCTACTCTAATATTCGCCCCAGTTTCTCCAATCAATAAAACTTGACCGACGTTATTAGCTTTAGCAAGATCCAATAAAACTCTTGGAGATGCTACTCCTATGCCAACATTTCCACCATGAGGTTGTAAACTAAAATCATAATAAGTTGCAGTGTCTGTTCTTCTTTGTTGCAATGCTCCTTTTCCATCACCATAAGTTGCGAACATTGTTCCATAAGCAACATCAGAATTTGATATAATTAAGGAAGGATCTGTTGGATTTGTCGCGCTTAAACTTGGCGATGTAGTTGTTGCAGATATTTGTAATCTACCATAATTAACAGAATTTGATCCTATAGCTACACTTCCATTTATTGCAACTGGACCTGAATCTCTTGTTAACTGAACTTTTCTTATCTTCCAACCTCCAATATATGTAAGTATTGTACCACCAGTATAATTATATATAATGTATGGACGAATATATCTTACAGGACCGCCATCACTTGTATTATATGGAGTATGACTTGTTGGTAATACTAATGTTCCGCTATATTTTGTCCATGTACTATTTGATGGAATTGTTTGATTAGACGCAATAAAATAACCACTTGGAGCAGTATTTAATCCCGCATTAGCATCTATCATCTTTTTATCTTTATCAAAACGTTGCACACCGCAATAAATCACTCCTGCTGTTCCCGCTGCTCCAGTAGCTCTATAAGCCCATATTTCTCCGTATATTGTTTCACCCGCTTGAACAGGTATAAGGTCTGACATTGCTGCTTCACCATAAGCACTAACAGAAAGAACTTTACTAAATGGTGCGGTAGTATTAGTTAAAGTCGTAAATGTAGGAGCAGTTCCTGAAATGCTTAAAATGCTACTTAAAGTTTCTGATTCAATATATGGCTGTAAATTAAAATAATTAAAATCATCTGTCTGGACAGCTTCGTTATAAACAATTCCACCAAATCTTGTAGTTCCATTAACATCCAATTTATAAGATGGAAGTACTACTCCTATTCCGACATTACCATCATTTTGGATGGTCATTTTTATATCACCAATAGAAGATCTACTACCACTTATACTTGACGTATCATTTGTACTATCATTATAAAAATGAATCGCGCCTCTACCATTAGTCAAATGTCTTTCATAACCAATACCCGCTTTTATCGATCTTGTTTCTGCTCCTCCAGTGACATCAAAAGAGTATGTTGGTATTGGACTATTATTATTAAAATTTGTTGCAAGATAATTAAAAGTTAAAGCGTTTGCAGAAAAATAACTTTCTACTTTTGCATTAGAAGTTGTTACTCCAATACCTACATTTCCTGCGGTATCAATTGTCATTCTAACAACCGGCGAATTACCAGGAACTCCATCATTTTGTTTTGTAAAAAATTGAAGATAACCACCCCAACCATCTATTGGATTTGCAAGTATTCTAGCAAGATTTGCATCGCCAGTAAGACTTGTTGTTGCGCTTTGAGATAAATAAAAATTTATTGATGGACCTGTATTACCTGCTACAGCACTAACTCCAGTTCTTAATAACCCAAATGTGTTTGCTGATGAATTTCCTACACTGAGCGGTTGAAGATTGCTTATAACACCTATGCCTACGCTACCACTGCTATTAATACGCATTACTTCACTAGTTGTTACCGCGCTTCCAATAGCTACAGTTTGTGATGCGCCAATATACCAACGATGCGTACCACCATCTTGAGTATAAGCGCTTCTTGGTATCGCAATTGATGTTGCGCTTAAAAATGCTCCTGTACCAGAAGTAGAAGGAGTTACTGCGTATCCTAAAACTGGACCGCCGCTGCTTTGCTCCGTTCCTAATACAGTTAAAGCTCCAGCAGTATAATATCCAGCAATTATTGTTGATCCACTAGTTGATGAAGCTGTGCCAGAAGTTATAGATCCACTTCTTACATCTAATTTTGTTAATGGACTTGCCGTGCCTATCCCGACATTTCCAGTTCCATGAGGAGATAGAATAATATTACCATTACCTGCGGCAGTGGCTAAAGTTAAAGCTCCTGTATCAGTCTGAATAGTTTGAGCGCCGCTAGATTGTAAAATACCAGCAGCAGTAATAACCCATCTTTCATTATTGCCAGTTCTAAAATGCAATACTTGGCCTGATGCCGCATTTAAAAATGTTTCTCCAGCAGGACTTTGCAAAAGAACATAGTTTGCACTATTTGAGCTTAAAGAATTATTTTGTAGATAAATATAAGTAGGATCAAACGGCCAAGTTCCCAACTCTAATAAACCAACTCTTGCAGTCGCAGTAATTCCTCTTACGTCTAATTTATAAGCAGGAGAACTTGTACCAATGCCGACTTTATTTGCGCTTATTACAAAATCATTTGCTCCATATTGACCAGCAATTACGCTATTATTTGCAAAAACCTCAAAAACTGGCAAACCACCAATTGTATTTACAGACATCAAAGAATTAGAAAGATCATCTATAACTTCAAAAAGAGTGCCATTTACACCTTCCGCTTTAAATGCTGAACCTAAAGATGTTGAAGATAATACATTAAGATTGCTATTAAAATTAAAGGCTGTACCAGATATATTTAATCTCTTGGTAGAGTTAGATCCATCAGTAAAATCTATTTTACTACTTGCTGGCGTTATTAATACATCGCTTGGCATATATCCTTATATTTTAGTTACACTTTTATAATCCGAATCTACCTTTAGTAGCATTAAAGTTTTGAAGAACTTCTGCGGCAGATAATGATCTATTATATATCTGTCCTGCATTTATATATCCTTTAAAATATTCTGAGTTTGAAACTCCTCCTGTTAAATGACCAAAGTAATTATAATTGCCCCAACCAGAAGGAATATTCGCGCTTGTTCCTACATTTACTCCATTTAAATAAAGAGTTGATATAGTTCCATTACATGTGAATGTTATATTATACCAAGTATTAACAGAAACAGTAGATGAAGAAGTTATAGATGGTGTACCAAGCCAAGCACTTCCATTTCCAATATAAACAACTAAATTTCCCGCGCCATTTCTATTTAGTGATATTGCTAAAGTATTATGTGGGTATCCATTAAAAAAAGAATTAAAAGATTTAGTTTGATCTGTATATTTAGCATACCCAGAGATTGTTATTGGAGTAGATAAAGTTTGACTAACTGGAATATAATTACTGCTTCCATTAAAATATAAGTTTCCATCACTATCAAATCCAGCATTTGTTAAATCAATTGTATTTGAATTATTATATAAATTTAATAATCCTTGAGTTGATGTTCTTGTCCCATTTGTAAAAGATGTTGGATATGATTTTTTCTCCCATTGAAGACCATTTATATATAATACTCCAGCAGATGCGCTATATCCCCAAGATGGACCATCAACAACAATTGCATTTGTATATGCTTCATTTATTCTAGTTGTTGTATAATTATATCTCCAAGTTCCATCTGCTATAATTGTACTTCTATCAGCTAAAATAGTTGTATTATATGCTCTAGACCAATCACTTGTATAAAATCCACCAACTCCAAAATTAGTAATTCCTGCTGGTGCTATTGTTTTATACCAATAACTTGTTGTCCAAATATCGTTAGCAGAACCTGTCCAAACATTATTATATGTACTTTCCCAGCCATTCCATTGATTAGAACTTCCTGTTTTTATAAACTTCCATGTTTTAGAGTTTGCAATTGGACCAGCATCACTCGTACTTGATACATCAGTATTAGTTCCACTTACCGTCCAAGGATCAGGCTGATTTGAAATTGTAAAATATCTATTTTCAGTTGGTGCGCCAATAAATGAATTTCTAGTATCTCCAACGTCATAAGAAAATACTAATCCATCTTCTATTAAATTTGGTCCTAATGATGCAGCCATAAATTTTATAATTCGAATCTAGCTTTTGTAGCGTTATAATTTTGCAATATTTGAGATGCGGATAAAGTTGTATTATACAAATGTACTTGAGCTATAGATCCAGGAAAATACTGCGCCGCTCCAGTTCCTATTGCTATTCTTTTTTCATCTGTATTATTAATCATTGTATACGCAGCAGTACCAAGATTAGAAATTGCCGCGCCATTTACATATAAAGTTCCGCCATTTATACTATTACTTACTTTAACAAAAGATATATAATACCAAGAATTTGGGGCGATAACATTATTATTTGATTCACAAATAAATGTATTTATTCCTGTTACTAATATTCTATTTGTTCCACCGCTTCCAGTTCCTACTTCAAATTGCCAACAACCTGTAGTGTTATTTGTTCTAGTGGAAAAAATTCCATATCTCGCTGATAAGTTTGTCGCTTTTATCCACGCGCAAATTGTAAATGTATCTGCAACTTGTAATGAAGAAGAATTTGCTATAGCAATATATTGATTAGTTCCATTAAAAACTATATTTCCAATATTTGAGCTACTAAAAGTTGGACTATTAGTTAAAGTTCCAGTATTACTATTTCTACTTATATCTATCCAAGATGTTCCAGATCCAATATAACTATTGTAATCTCCAGCATCATACGCTAATATTAATCCAGTATTTATTAATCTTGGTCCTCTAGATATTGCCATAATTATAATCCAAATCTTGCTTTTGAAGCATTATAAAGTTGAAGAGATTCTGTCGCTGATAAAGCTCTATTATAAAATAAAACTTGAGATATACTTCCTTCAAAAGTATGATTGCCTTGATTCCCACCCGCCGTAGTTCCTATAGTTGGAGCATATCCTGCTTGCATTCCTTGTACTCCAATATTCAAAGCCCCTTTATCTACTCCATTAAAATATCCTCTTCCAGCAGATCCATTCCAAGTTATTACTACATGATTCCAAGTATTTGTATTTACAGAACCAATTGATAATTGCGTTTTACTTCCTCTTATGCCTACCACACAATAATATGGAGCTAACGATCCAGCACTTGTCGTTGCATCTCCTCCACTCACAAATAAAGCTAAAGTTTCAGCGCCACCAATTCCACCTCCATCACCAACTATACAATAAGAACAATTGCCTCCATTATTTGCTGAATTTCTTGTCGTAGTTGGAGAAATTGGAAATTTAAACCAAGCAGAAACCGTCCAAGCATATCCTACATCTGCATAAAAATTATTCGTAGAATATGTAAAAAATCCAGAAGTTGTAGTTATAGAAGCGTATTGAGTAGACCCATTCAATACGAAAGAATTATTAGAATATGTTGGCAAATTATTAATTACAAATGAATTAGCATTTCCACTAAAGTCGCGCCAAACTGCATCTCCATAATAATATGGATTAAAAGTTGTTGCGGCAGAAGATCTTTCCACTTGAACACTATCCCACCAAATATTAATTCCTGCTCCACCTGTATCTGGACCATCTAATCTAAATTGTACATATCTAGTATATGTATTTGTTAAAGTATAACTAAAACTAAATCTTTGCCAAGATGTTGTAATTGATAAAGTTCCTGCGGCGTAATCTGGCGAATTGTAAACAGATCCAGTAACATCTGCTCCATAAATAAAAATTTGTCCAGTTGTATTTACACTAGCTTTTGCGTAAATACTAACCGTCCAAGTTTGTCCACTTAAAGCAGACGCTAAATTTTGATTAAATGTATTATGAGCGGTATATGGATCATTTCCTGTCACAATCATTTTCATTGGAACTGATCCGTATTGCCTAGTGATAGTAGTATCTCTAGAAAGAGTGCATTGATTTCCAGAACCCATATACACCCAAGCAAGTAAATCTATTGGATTAGGATAAACGTTTGGGCTATAGCTATTTAAATCCGCCGCATCCAGCGCAGAAAGCAATCCATTCGTTACTATTTTAGGACCATACTGCATATATTATTATTTTACACTGTTATAATCCAAATCTTCCTTTTGTAGCATTGTAATTTTGTAATACTTCTGAAGCAGATAAAGCTCTATTATATATTCTAGCTAAAGCGCAATAACAAGATGTTATTTCACCACCACTATCACCTAAAATGTAAAGAGTACCTGATGTAGCTATAGTAGAATTATAAGTTCCAGACCCAATTGAAACTCCATTAACATAAGCAATACATGCAGATCCTGCTCCATTAGCTAAAGTATAAACTAACTGATACCAAGTTCCAACGGTGAGATTTGCTGTGAAATTCAAATCTGGATATACATGAACTGTGTTTGTTGACGTTCCAAATAATATTCTTTCTCCACCTCCATCATCAAACCATGTTTGCCATCCTAATGAAAATGATTTAGAATTAATCCATATTTCATAAGTTCTAGAAGCTGGAAACGGAAAAGAAGTTATTCTAAAGCCTTGATCATTAGTATCATTTGTTTCAAAAGTTCTTACTCCATTATAGGAAACCCAATTTGCAGAAGTAAGATTAGACATAGTTGCTTGATATCCATTACCACTAACATCATACCATGTTGTACCTGCTCCAGCATAACTATATATATTATCAGCATCAAGATTTAATACTAATCCTTGTTGAACTATTGTATTTGCAAATTTTGACTTTTGAGCTTCGTAATTTTGCAATACTTCTGCGGCGCTTAATGCTTTATTATATATATGTACTGGTCCATATAAACCTTTGAACCAATAACTACTATTTAAATCCGCTGTATTTGCTATAGTCATATTTGTAGCAGTATCGACATTAAGCACAGTTGCAGCCGATGCTAATGATTCATATACTCCGTTTATATAAAAATGACCATTATTAGTTGCTCCATTTTGTCGCACCATTACGATATTAGCCCAAACACCTTCTAAACTAGACCATGTATTTGTTGTAAATATTTCCGAACTACTACTTCCATTAGCAGTTGACCAAAGAAATTTGTTAACGCTATTGTTCCACGCAAATCCATAACCAGCAGCAGCAGCAGCAGCATTTTTACTTGTAATTATAAGCTTAAATGTTGGAGTACCCGTTTGAGTTAATATTTTTACCCATGTACTTATAGTAAAATTACTGGTTCCCATTCTGATACTAGATGCATTTCCTAAATTAACATAATCGCTTGTTCCATTAAATGTTAATGCTCCTTTGTTATAAAAATCATAATCTGGCATATTAGCAACAGTTGCATTGCCAAATAATCCATGATTATTATTGTTACTCAAATCAACTATACTTCTATCAGTATTAGATATACCCCATTTTTGTCCAAGATATGTGTGAACCAATCTTCTTTCTGTGACCGTTAGAACTCTATTGAAAACAATAATTTCTGCAACTTCGCAAGTGCTTGTTTCATTAGAATAGTAATTTATTCCTAATTTTCTCAGTCCTCCACTAGCAGCAGTACTATTAGTAACTATAGCAGTTCCATTGCTGTATATATTTGCTAAATCAGTGTTAGCGCCAGCAGGAGGCCCACTATAATCTCCCATATATACTCTCCAGACAGTATCATTTCCATAAACTTGATAACTAACCCAACCTTCTGCATAATATTGATTTACATATCCGCCCCAATGTCCTAATAGCCAATTGCCTCCACCACTATCTAAATTACAAGTTAATACTCTTTGATTAGTCCCACTGGTATATCTGCTAACAACAAATACAGTACTTGTAGTAGAAGATAAATCAATAACATCATTTCCAATTGTTTGAACGGCTGTAAACGCCAAAACTTTTCTTGAATTTAAAAAAACACTTCTTGTTGGACCATTAACTTTTGGAACCATGTGATAATTGTATCCACTCTTATCTCTCCATTGACTAACTGTTGTGCCAGAGCTATAACTAAATGTAGTATCATCAGCAGCGTCCATCCACATGACCAATCCATTTTTTACTGGAAGATCAGTTGTCGGATACGATTTATTTTGTGACGCATCTAAACACATCACTAAAGAGTCAGTAACTATTTTTGGAGAGTAAATTTTCGACATATTTTATAATCCGAATCTTGTTCTTGTTGCTTGAAAATTTTGAGATACTTCAGCTTGAGTTAATGCTTTATTATACATTCTCACTAATCCAAATTGAACATTAGGCCAATTAGCTCCTAAATAACTAATTATAAAAGCATTAGAAGTATTATAACTTAAAGTTCCATTTGGGATAGAGTTTGCCGTAGAAGCTACTCCATTAAAATAACTTCTTATAGCATCTCCCGGTTTAAAAGTAAAAACTACATGTTTAAAAACAGAAGTTGATATAGTTTCATTTGTATTACATCTGTATTCTACTCCATCAACGAAATGTAAAGCTCTAATTAATTGTCCGCCTGTTTCTAAAAATATAAGAGGACTATAAGAGGCATAAGGATTTATTCCAAACAAATGATTCCATCCTGCTGTAGTTGTTACAGCCTTAACAACCATTTCAATCGTTAATTCTGTTATTGGTCTTAAAGAGCTTACATTCGTAATAGAAACATAATCATCAACACCATCAAATAAAATATTTCCTTTATTAGAAACATTAGATGTAGGACCATTTGTTAATGTTCCATTGTTTGCATTACCACTTAAATCATACCACAACCCTATATTACTTGTTGAGTTGAATGTACTGTTTCCAGTATCGACATTTGTCAATTCTACTTTTGGATTTCTATAATAAATCGTACCAGTATCAGCTAATCTTGTCGCTCCACAAGCGCCAGGATATAAATACATGTTTAAATTTCCACTTGTGCTTATTGGTCCAAATGTAAAAGACCTACGCTGCCAAACATTTTGTAATGTATTTGCTATTCCAATAGACGCACCAGCAACTCCTTCAAAATTAGCGAGATAATCTGTACTTGGATAATTTGTTGCTCCAGTAACTAAATAATCAAAACTAAAAGTAGCATAACTTCCTGCAATTACTGGCGTAGAATTTCCATGATAATGACACCCATTTACTCCCAGAGCATAACTATATACCACATCATTTGGCCTTATAGTATAACCACCAATTACAGTGCCAGTTGCTACTCTTTGAAAAGTTCCAGTGCCATTAATAGCAAAAGTAACATTTTCTGTTATAAGACCACTTCCATATGAAATAAATCTATTAGTAGAATAACTTTTGCCGTTTCCAGCGTCTAAATTTAACACCAATCCACTACTAACTATTTGCGGCCCATTATTTACTGTACTCATATTTTATACTCCATATGTTGCACGGGTTGCATTGAAATTTTGTAATACTTCTGATGCAGTTAAAGCCCTGCTATAAGCTCTTGCAGTTGAAACAATACTATTACTAGCATAATCTGTAGATGCTGCACCAATATAATATGGAGTTGTCGATGCGTACTGTCTTAATTGTTTGGTCAGCGTTGCGCTTGATTGAGAAACTCCATTAATATATAAATATCTCATAGCATTTTCCACATCTGTCACAAAAACTCCATGATACCAAACATTTAAACTTAAAGTCACTCCAATATTTGATGCAGTTACATCATTATACCATGTTGTAGCATAAATAATATTAGGAGTACCCTTATCATGATAAAATCCGCTATGATATCCTTGTCTTCCAAAAAAATATCCTCCATATAATCCCGGCGGAGTTCCCAATAATTTAAACCAACATTCATATGTATGACTGTTATTACTTAAATTATCTAATACAGAATTAGCAATTGGAGTTGTTATTGCTCCTTGAGCATTTGCATTAAAATAATATCCTCCGCCATCAAAAGCAATCGCAGAACTAGTAAGATCAATATTATAACCATTTCCACTCATGTCTAATAAACCACCACCGCCACCAACTGTATTTGCAGAACGAGAAGTAATAGCAAATTCTGAAGCGTAACCTTTTTGCTCTAATTGCATCTCTGCTATATCAACCGAAGTTGGCGCACTGTGATTGCTCCAAAAATAAAAAAATATCGCCCCTCCAGTTGCAGATGATGTAAATGTTTGAGTCCATTTCTGCCATCCAGATGTCAAAGCGGGACTATAATAACCTCCACCTCCAGTAGCTGTTCCAGTAAAATATAAAGTAAAATAAATATTATTTCCTATCGCAGCTTGGGCGCTGGCTCTAACATAACAACTAAATGTATATACAGTATTTGCTGTGTATGCAGGTTGGACTCCATAAGCCATTCCATCTAAAGCGTCACTTCTAAACCAATTTAATCTTAAACAATCATGATATCTATTATCAAAAGCAAAACCATTAGTAACAGTAGTTTTGATCAATCCAGAATTCGGTAAATGAGCTTCTGACCGCCACATTGTTGGAAAACTTGTAGCATTAATACTGATTCTTGTGTCAGAGTTTATAGAAGATAAAACTTGGTCTACTGTTTTCGAAGCGTCATTAGTTCCATCATATTGATGTAAAGTAAAAGTCGTCGAAGATAACCTTTTAAAATAATAATCAGTATTAGCAGTGACTCCTCCTCCTGTAGTCTGAGGTCTAATTACATCAAAAGTAGCAAGAGAATTAAATAAAGATGTCGGAGAAGACACTGTAACAACATTACTTGTAATAGAAGCTATAGTACCTATAGAAAAAAAAGCTCCATTATTATAAGCCGTTCTTACTTCATATGTTCCCCAACTATTTCCAGAAGATGGATAAGAATTAGCTGATCCACCACTATAAGTGCCAATTAAATTTGTAGTAGCTTGACCGGGAAAACTTTTAGAAAATTCACGATTATAATATAACTGCAAATCTTTCTTTACTATTCCTCTATTACCATGTTGGATACTCATAGTTTTTCCTCCACTATCAATTTAGGTACATCTTTTCTTTCTGCGGTAAAGTCCCAGAAAAATTCAATGTCCTTAGCTTTTTCATACCAAGATTTATCATATTTAATTACAATCTTATTATCTTGTATAATTATATCTTCTACATAAAATACTTTTGAGCATTTATATGCAGTAATTTGTACGTTAACTGTATTTTCATCTATTAAAAGTTTAACATAATCAGGAAGAATAATCTCGGCGCGAACTCCATTTGTTTTTCCTTTGCCAGTTAATCTTATGCCGTGATATGGAGACTCAAGAGATCCATATACTAAATCATGTTCTGGTTTAGTTGGATGAGGTATTCTAAATGACTTTGTTGTTGCTGAAAATGCGCCAGTATTTGGATTATATCTAATTTTTGTACTAGCTTTTAATGGAGTATTGCCAGTAATATTCGCGCCAAAATATAAATAATATGATGAATTTGTTGCGTCATCAGTTGCTATAGTTACATTTGTAGCATTTTCTATAGCATTTGAACCTATAATCGTCGCAACATTTGCTCCAGTTAATTCTTCTATAATTCCTGAGCCAGCAGTTATTCTTCCTAAAACTCTAGCAGTCGCGCTAACATTTTGTATTTTAGCATAAGTGACTCCAGCGTCATTTAAAGAAATTGCTGGTGTAGTTCCGCCAGAACTTGTAATAGGAGCAGTTCCAGTTACACTTGTTACTGTACCACTTCCTGTACCCGCTCCAATTGCCGTTCTGAATGTTGCCGCATCTAATGCCGAGACTGTATTATCAGCATTAATTCTAGGAAATGTTATTGCAGATGGATTTGTTAATGTAAAAAAATTCCCACCGACAGTTGTTGCCCCAAGAGCAGATCTTCCATCAGTACTGCTTAATGCGCTTACAGATCCAGAGGTTGCAGTTAATCTTCCTATTACAACAGGGCCAGTAACATCTTGTATTTTAGCGAAAGTGACATTTGAATTAAGAATTTTTGCAGTTGTAACTCCATCAGTTGCTATAGAAATATCTGGTGTAGTTCCGCCTGAACTGGCTAATCCGCCACTTCCAGTGACGCTTGTTACTGTACCATTTCCAGTTCCTGCGCCAATATCACTTCTAACTTGCGCGGCAGTTCTTGAAATTAATACGCCATTTGCGTCAGTTGTTAAGAATATTGTAGCGGCAGAACCAGAAGCTGATATGCTACGAACTCTAGCAGTTCCATTTATATCTAATTTACTAGAAGGAGTTGTTGTTCCTATTCCAATGCTTCCGCCACCAGTTAAAACAAAAGCTGGAATAGTTGAGCTAAATCCTGTAGCAAATATACCAAGATCTCCAACGGCATTTGTAGCATTAGCTAATAAATGCTGAATAACAAATTTTGTTGCATAATCTGAATCTCCACTAAGCCATGCTCTAAAACGAATTCCGCTTCTAGGATCTGTTGACCAACCATCATTTGTAGATGGAGTGTTTGCCGCACTAAATGTTTTCGCATTTATGAACAATCCAACTCTACCATATTCATTAGTATTATTTTGAAGAATTAAATATTTTGATGAATCGAATTCTGTTCCTGTATAGAAAGCAGAGTCAGATCCATATCCAAATACTATTCCGCCATTAACATGTAACTTATTGCTAGGACTTGTTGTACCTATACCAACATTATTAGTACCTACTGCAATTGTCATCGCTGTAGAATTATCAGGAGCAAATTTGATGCTGCGAACGCCTGACGTTGTACCAATTACAAGAGCATCACTATAATTAGATTCAATATATCCTGAACGACCATTTGCTACATCATCTGTAATTGTAATTCTTGTTGCAGCCGCCGAATTAGAAATATGTAATTTACTAGATGGTGAATTTGTACCTATACCAACATTACCAGTTCCATGAGGAGACAAAACTATATGACCATTACCTGCGGCAGTAGCTATAGTTAAATTACCCGTATCAGTTTGAATGGTTTGTGCGCCACTTGATTGTAAAACGCCAGCAGAAGTAATTATCCATTTATCAGTATTTGCTATTCTAAATCTTATAGACTGACTAGTAGAAGCATTTATATATGTTATACCATTATTTGATTGCAATACGGCGTAGTTTGCTCCGCTGCTTTGATCTAACGCTGAATTAGCGAACATCGCTAAAGAATTAGTAACGGGCCATGAACCGATTAATACACTTCCAATTCTTGATAATGCGGCAGTTGCAGGAATATCTAATTGATATATAGGATTAACTGTTCCTACGCCAACTTTATTATTTCTGACAACAAGATCATTTTGTCCATATTGTCCCATTACGACTCTATCATCCGCAAATACTTCAAGCACTGGAAGACCAGCGCTATTATTTACGCTCATCAAACTATCGCTCAAATCATCGGTAACGCTAAATAACGTACCATTAGTTCCATCGGCGCGAATTAAAGTTGCACCTGATACAGTTGAATTAACGTGCAATCTTGCTAATGGAATATTATTTCCAATACCAACATTACCATCACTTCTTTTAACAAAAAATCCTTTTGCGATATTACTTCCAAAATCAGGATCTATCCAAAAACCAGAAAATGCTGATGTATATCTATAACCATAGAACATCAAATCATTATTGCTTGTATCTTGCGCTCTCAATCCCCAATAACCAGCCGAACCATCACCAGTTGCTGGAGCTTTTAACGATATTATAGGATAATCAGAAGCTTCAAATCTAATCATGCCATTTTGACTGACATGGCTTCCTACAATATGAAGCTTAGTAGTTGGACTAGAAATTCCAATACCAACATTTCCTTCGACAAGTAATCCATTTGTTGGCGCAGCAACATTATATCCACTTCCAATACTTGCAGATCCAGCAATATGTAATTTATTATTTGGAGTAGATGTAATACCAATACCGACATTTCCAGTAGTAGATAAAATATGTTGAGAAGCACTAGCGCCAAGATATAAATTACCACTATCAGTTCTTATTGTGCTATTTCCAACTCCTCCATCTCCTGTTCTAGCAGAAGAATTTGAAAACATTACTATCTTATTTGCGCCTTGATCATTGCCGATAAATAATGCGGCATAAGCAGAACTTCCAGAATTTATATTTCTAATAGCTTGAATATGACCAGCATTTATATCTTTATAAACATCTAAAGCGTAAATTGCATTTGTAGTACCTATACCAACATTTCCGCTTCCCATGAAGCGAACACGTTCAACTGGAGCCGCTCCAGCTATATCATTCAATGAAAATGCAAGATCCATATTCGTTGCACTTCTTATTGCATCAATAAACACTTTGCCGCCATTAGTATTATTAAATGGATCTGATGTAGACGCAGCAATAAATCTAACTGTTGTTCCTGCGGTAGTATCCGCATTCATTGCTCTGATGGATTCAAATATTCCACCAGCGACCGTTTTCATTAAGTGAAGCGATCCATCTGCTATACGAGATTCAGAAGATGTATAAGTAGAAGTATTTACTGCTCCTCCATTAACAACAAATTTACTTAAAACACTTGTAGTTCCAACACCAACGTTTGCACTTGATCTTATTATGGAAATAGCATTAGTATCACTATCGATTAAAGCGTCAGCATTTTCATGTACTCCAATATGAAAAAGATTATTAGATCCATCATAATGTAAATACGCGCCTTGATAAAATGGAGTTGCACCAGTTACAACTTCAGTAAATCTTATTCTTCCAGATTCAAATTGATTTATAGCATTACCGCCAAGATTAATAATTGGACCAGAATCTTTATTATCTCCAGCTTGAATTGTTAATTTATTATTTGGAGTGCTGTTTCCAATTCCGACGCTGCCATTTAATAATGTATATCCAGTTCCGCTTGGAGTTAAAACTATATTTTGATTAGATCCTCCAGCGGTTATTGTTATACCACTTGAACCAGTTATATTTCCAACAGATGTTAAATTTCCACTTACATTTTGTGTTCCATTAAAACTTTGTCCCCAGAAAGTATATGTACCAGATAAACTTCCAGCAGATCCAGAAACACTTCCATTTATAGTATTTGTAACTGTTAAATTAGCTAAAGTACCAACGCTTGTTAAACTAGAATTAACAACCCCAGAACCCAATGTAGTTGAACTTAAAACATCAGTTCCATTTATTCTATAAGATTTTCCATTCGCAATATTAAGATGCTCAGATAAAGTCCAAGCATCAGTAGAATCAACCCAAATAATTGTTTTATCTGTTGTTCCTTTTAATGTTATTCCACCGCCATCAGCGGTAACATCTGTAGCGCCACCAACACTAAAAACAATAGATCCTGTTGTAGCGTGAACAGGAGACACTGTAAATTGAGTCGCGCTAGTTATACTAGAAATAACTGGATTTGCTCCAAAAGCTCCCGTACCAGAAATTTTAGTTAACGCTTGACCAACTATTAATCCGCTTGTACTACTTACTATTACATTAGCATCACCAGCATCTATATTAACAGTAGAAGATAAAGATGCAATTGCTATTACCGCGCCTAATTCAATATTTTTATCATCAACAGACAATGTGCTAGAATTAATTGTAACTGTGCTTCCATTTACAGTTAAGTTGCCAGATACAATTACATTATCTTTAAAAGTTTTATTTCCAGCAAAAGTTTGAGCGCCAATAGAAACGCCACCAGCTTGAACATCAGAAGCATTTTGTAAACCAATTGAAACAGCGGAAGATCCATTATAACTAGTTCCAGTTAATGGAGAACTAATAGTTAATGCATTTGCAAGCGAACCAGCAGTTGTCGCACTTCCTACACTTAGTGAAGATTGATTTGCCCAAGTTGGCGCACCAGTTCCACCAGAAAGTAAAACTTGATTTGCAGTTCCAGCCGCGCTAAATAATGTTGTATTTGGGCCTGATTGATACGGAATTTGTCCAGCATTTCCTGCTTCAATATTTTCAGTTCTAGTTACAGCATTTAATCCTATAACAGTAACAACTCCTGATCCATCTAATTCTTGTACAGGACCAGTTGAAGCAGATGTTCTTCCTAAAATTCTTAAAGTAGGAATATCTGCTAATTTAGCAATAGTTAAAGCTCCATCTGCTATTGAAAGCGTAATTGTTTTATCAGCAGAAGCATTTGCTGTAAAAGTAGGAGTTGTACTAAGTGAAATGCCGCCACTTCCAGCTAAAGTTAAAGTATTATTATATACTGTAGGAATATCAGTAAGCGTAGCTAAAGTTCCTGTAGTTGGAAGTGTTAAACTAGTTGTACCTGTAGTTGTAAAAGTTAAAGCAAAATTTCCAGAAGTAGTAAAACTATTTGCTAAAGAAATGGCTTTACCATTTATTTGTATAAGTCCAGTTCCTTTAGGTATTAAATTTAAACCAATATTTGTATCGTCGCCAGTTGCTGAAATAGAAGGAGAGCCAGATGTTGCCGCATTAGATATTGTTAATTCATTTACAGCACTAGCAACAGATGATGGAAATTTAATTAGCTCATTATTATTTGCATCAAGAATAAATGAACGGTTTTTCCAAAGAGAAGTTGTTGAATCGTAAATTAAAAATTGTCCTCCTAACGCAGTAGTAATTTGTACATCCGACAAATCATCCAAAGCTCCAGCCGCTGATCCTCCTCCAGAAACCGAAGAAGAACTTAAACTTCTTGAAAGACCAGCTTGCAAAAATTTAGCATTACTTGCACTGCTTAAATCTGTAATTCCTTGTTTTACAATTAAATATCCAAGAAAAACAGTATCTCTAGCAGTAAATGGTGATTCAGAAAAACTTTCATTTGGTAAAGCAGTTAAAGCGTCTCCTAAAGTTGGATAAGTAGCAACGCCATAATAATTTACCAATCTATCATCAATCTTTGGAAATAAATAAAATCTTTGAATTGTCCAATATCCAGATGTTACAGAAGCTAATGTACCAGTTCCATTATCATAATTATTAGGATCTATTGCTGTATAAAGAGATCCCGAATTGCTATCGAAAGTAAATCCTCCAGTTCCATTTGCGCGTACCCTTGCAAATTTAACATCTGTATATGAAGTTATTGTAGCTATATCTGGTTCAAATTGATCTGTAGTATAATTGCATCCAATTAACAAAGCACTTCCTGAAGAGCGATTTATTTTAAGATTTGCTCCATTAGAAGATATTACCAATCCGCTTCTTTTTATTGGGCCAAATGAATTATATAATTCATACAACCTATGAGCATCTCCATAAGCAGCATTTTGAGAATTAATTACAGCATTAACAGTAGAACTATTTAAATGAACTACAATGCCTATAACTATATAATCTTTAAATACTTGATCAGAAAACACAGTGTCTGATTGTATTAATGCGCCAAATTGATCTATATATAAATAAGTAAACTGTTTTGTGGCTAAATAAGTTAATGAAACATTAGTAAATGCATTCCAAGATACATTTGTTAAAGTAGTAACTACTTCTGAGCTTACAACTGATCTTGAATAAATTTGTCCAGTACCAGCGGTTACACTTATCGTATTTCCAGACCCAATACTTAGTACGCCTCCAGTTAATATTCCGCTATCCTCATTTAGATCGGCTTGCCAAGCAGTTCCATCCCCTGTTGAATGTAAAGAATATCCTTTCGCACCAAGAGAATTATTCTTGTCAAAAAGGTTTCCTAAGAGACGTAAATTTTGAGTCCTAAATGCCTGTGCCATTTTATTATATTACACGTTAAAAGGTTGGAGACGCGATAATTACATCAAGTAAATATCTATCACTTGTTGATATTGGTGCGGAAAACATTATAGTTGCATTTGTTGTTGTAGGAACTCCAGAAATTATAGCTGCATATAAATCTGAATCTATAATCTGCGCGGCAGTTCCTGTTGCTCTAACGTTTGGATTTATTATAGGAGTTCCGCTTGTAGTATTATAAGTTATTGTTTTATAAGTATCTCCAGCGCTTAAAGAATATGATTTAGCATTAAATGTATATTCGGTAATTGGTTCATATCCACTTATTCTAACAGCATTAAAATATCCAGTACCATTAACATTTATATTATATCCCTGAACATCAATAGCTTGAGAAGGTATTGTCGTTCCGATTCCAATTGAGCTTCCGCTCTTTAAATAAAATATACCACTACCTGCTGATCCAGAATTATAATAAACATTTGAGCCTGAATTGTAATAAGTCTTCGAAGTAGATTTAGCGTATAAATTTCCTTCAAGATCAACATATGCGCCAGTTCTTATTCTTAAATAAGAATTATTATTAAATATTTCATAAGAACCACTATTAAAATCATTATGAGAAGACGCGCTAAATGATTGATAAGCTCCATTTAAAACCGAAAGATTATTAGATCCAGAAACGTATAAATTATTAGAAAATATACCACTGCCGCTGAAATTAAATAAACTTGATGCCCCGAGATTTAAAGTTTGATTTACAATTAGATTTTCAGCTTCACCAGTTCTATTTATTTTTGTATATCCAGAAAGATTAGTAGGAGTTAAGAAATCTTGTTTAGATCCAGAAAAAATTACCGCGCCAGAATTAAAATTAACGCCACTATTAAAATTATTATTTCCACTAAAATAATTTACTCCAGCGGAATAAATATTTCCAGTAAAACTTGAGTTTCCTGAAAATCTATTATCGCCTACAAAATAATTTGTAGTAGATCCTCCTGCGTTAACACCAAAAACGTTATTTCCTAATAAAGCAGCATCACCACTAAAAGTAGATTTACTAGTTCCTACGCTAAAAGTACTAGTAACAACTACTGCGCTGTTAAAAGTAGAAGTATCAGTAAAAGTAGTTGGGTCATTAAATACTGCCGCGCCATCTGAAGTAAAAGTTCCAGATACAGTTAAATTATTTTGAAAGTATCCAGTTTTAAAAGTTGATATTCCTGAGACTAAAGAGTTTCCGCTTACAATTAAGTTTTTATATCCAGTAATATCTCCAGAGAATTTTGCGCCAGAATAAAAGAGAGCTTCTTGAACAAAAGTAACATCATTATTAAAATTAACATCGCCGCTGAAATTCGCTTTACCAGTAACAAATAGATCTTTGTATACAGACACAGAATTTGCGCCAGTTGCGCCAACACCTAAAAATCCTGTAACGTAACTTCCGATTTCTCCAGATTTTATCTGTTTAAGACCTATTAAACTCTGCGGCATAAATTAAATTACACTATATATATGAAAAAAGGCCATCATTTCTGACAGCCTTTCAATTTTGTTTTATTATTTTCTTATCTGCCTTCGGCGAGAATCTTTAAAACTTCTCTTGAAATATTTTGTTCAGCAGCTTTTGTTTCTGGAGGTCTCTTATATCCATTTACATGCTTTCTAAATTCTGAAAGCAAAGTCTTCTTTAGTAAAGATGTATTATCAATAGGCACCAATCCAAGCTTTGAAGCATGACTCCAAAGATCAGTTTTATTCATTTCATTAATCTTATTGGAATAAATATCTTCATCCATTGTTCCATACTTACTCATGCCTTCATCTCCCCAAATTTGCTCTAATGTAGAAGGAATAAACTTTTGCTCCATACCGTGAGATTGAGATAGTTCTTCTAACTTTTTCTTCTTAGCCATACATTTTATTATAGAATAATTATATTTATAAACAAAAAAAATCGGGGAGGATTTCTCCTCCCCGACTGTGAAAGAACTAACTATTAGGCATTACATAGTGAGATGCCGACAATAGCACGGGCATCCAAGCACATACGGCCTTCCTCAATGAATCCGTAGAAACCAGTCTTATCAATTCTGTTGTTATTGAATTGATCGTCTGGGATAGCAGTGAATGTACCACCGCTCTCGGCTTGACGAGCTACAGGGCGAACGAATGCACCCTTGCTGTTGTCGATACCAATGATGATTTCGTCACCAGAACCATCGAAGTCAGCACTTCCAGCGACATTTCCGAGGTTGTTTCCAGAGCCAAGGAATGTGCCGAACAATGTGTTGTACTTCTTACCTGTACCGAGTTCAAGAAGCTCAGTGAGGTTGATTCCGAAGATTGAACCAGCACCAGCAGCGCGATAGATCTCTTCGCGAACACCTTCAGGCAATTGAGGAGCAGAAGCGCCAGTGGTCAATGGAGTGAAGGAGAAAGCGCGGACGCGTTGCATAACTTCAGGAGAAACATAAAGATCAGTTACACCCTTACTGAATGGGGCAGCAGGAGTACCACCATCATAGTCAGAGTTAATTCTCTTCATGCGGGTCATAAGAGCGTTCAAGTCAGCCAATCCGAATGTGGTTGAAGCGCTTGTGATAACGTGCTTTAGAGCAGAGCTACCCTTTGGAGTAGTAGAAGCAGTAGCGAGAGCCTTCAAGAGAACGGCCCAAGCATTGCGCTCTTGCTTAACGAGAACTTCGTTAGACATACGCTCTACAGCCTTGCTAACTACGTCGAGGCGTGAACGACGAGCGTAACGCTTCAAGAAGCTAACAGCGCTGTCCAAACGATAGGTTTGGAACTTGACTTCTCCGCCGCCAGTTACTTCTGAGGTTGGAAGACCACCAGCAGAGTTTTGAGCATAGACAGTGATATATCCAGAAGTCTCATTGTAATAGAGGTCGAGTGGATATGAAGGAGCGTCATCTTCATCATACTCAGCATCGGTATATACAGTGCTGGCAGTACCAGCCTTGTATAGAAGTTGTTGTACGACAGGTCCGAGGAAAGCGGCGAAAGCCTCTTGAGCTTCTCTGGCAACGATAGCGTTACGAGAACCCATAGCCTTGATTAGCTCAACTTGCTCAGGTGTATTCTTTAGTTTAATTTTCATATAATATATTCCTTAAATTTAATTGTTAGCTTGTTAATTAGGCGACTGAGGTCTCAAGGAATGAGTTGAAGTTTAGGAGAGTTAGTGTGCAGCCGTTTGTATCGGCACCACCCAAACAGATACCAACTTGCTTGGCTCCGCTTACGCTTCCGATTGAAAGCTCACCAGCGCCAGAGGTGTGAATCTTGGCTCCAGCGGCAGGAGTTCCATTGATACCGCTCAAAAGGAACATACCCTTAGTAGCGATAGGAACGGTTTGTCCAGGAATTACAGCGCCGATTTCAGCGGCCTTACGAGGATTGAACTTGAGTTGCTCACCATTTTCATCAAGATTCTTAACGTCTTGAAGAAGAATGCCGATTGGGGTATCAGTTTGTCCACAAAGTTCAACTGTGGCAGGAGCGTTAAATCTTGGAGAAGTAACGTTTCCGAAAGAAGCTCCAACCTCAGAGTCGAGAGTCAACTCATCAGTTGCTTTCCATCCTGATTGAATCTTGACTACTGCGCCTTTGTTGGCAATAGTAGCTGTAGTTAGGTCTGCGGTTTTAAAAGCGAACAATCCGATTACATCGTGTTCGCTAACTTGTCTAAATGGTCTTAGTGTAGCCATATTATTTTTTCCTTATGTATTTTATTTGTTAGTTTATAGTTGGACTTCAAATCCTTCTACGCTGAAAGCCTTCTTGTATTTATCAACAAGACTTTCAGAAGCTTGACTGGAGTTGGGAATAGCGTTGTCGTTAACGACAGCGTTATCGATGGCATTTTCAACTGCATCTGAAACTTCAGAAGCGTTGGCGGAAGCCATTACCTTACCCTTTTCCGATACTTCTTGAACTACTGGAGCGGGTTTCTTGCCCTTTAGTAGTACGCCCATCTTCTTCTTATAAGCAGCGAAAGCGTCTTCGCCCATTTCAGAAATATCACCAGCAATAATCTCGCGCTCTTCAGAAGAAAGTTCGAACTCGCCATCGAAACCAGCCATTCTTTGGTTAAAGAGTTCTTGCTTTGCTTTAGCTTCATTTTCCTTTTGGATTTCAGCTAAAACTTGATTAACTTTTTCGTACTCAGCCTTTAGTGTCTCAAGTTCCTTTGTCAATGAATCGGCCTTTTCGATAGAAGCTTTGATAGCCTCTTGTGATTGATTCTTCTCAATTTCAAATTGATCTGAAGCCTTTTTAATTTCTTCAGAAATGAAATCAGAGATAACTGATGCGGAAACCTGCTTTAGGCTTTCATCAGTAATGTCAGAAATTGCATTAATCTTCATAACTTTATTATTATTATCTACAGTATTTTTATTATTTTGTGAAATATCTTTTTGTTCTACTGCCTCAGAAGCTTCAACTTTCATGTCTTGTTCAGGCTTGATAGTTAAAATTCCTTTGACATCAGCGGCTGGAGTTTCGGTAATACCAACTCCAAGAGGAACAACTTTATCAATGATTTTGCGGTATATTTTTTTACCGCCATCTATTGTTCCGCTACCACCGAAAGCTTTTAAATAACCTTTATATTTTTCGATTTGATCTGGTTCAGAAATAACTTCAGCAGAAGCTATATTCTTCTCATTATTATCTAGTAATAGTAGGTTATAGTTTGAAAATCCTAATTCCCAAGAAGTAGAAATAGATAGATAATCTTCGCTTGAAGGATCTGAAGAATTTTCTACTAACTTAGTAATTCTTGGATTAACTACTTTCCATAATACGCCGCCAAGAGTGATATTAAATGGTCCATCCATCTTAGAAACTTCTTCTTCTGACAATGGACGATCTGTACCAAACTCACTAAATCCAGCTTTTAGAATAGTACCAATTACCTTTTCTCTATTATGTTCAATATTAATAGGTTTGTTAATAAAATTCTTATAAATTTCAACGGCGGTTTTTGTATCAATAACATCATTATTTCTATTAACTCTATTTGCGACACAGGCGTTAAAAGCAATTGGCAAAAGATCGATGTTTGAAGCAGAATCTACTTCTGGAACAAACGCGCCAATCTTTTCTAGACTTGCTAGTGCTAGATTAAAATCAAAATCTTCTGAATGAAGAGTTTTAATTTCAGAACTAAAAATTGATTGAAATGGGAAATCTTCCATATTACTTAAGAGTTAGTAGGTATTTAGTTTTATTTACACTTGCTAGAATTTCATCTCTAACATTTAAAAGATCAGAGTCTTTTGCTGGATTTAAATCCGCAGGAAGCACAACTGTTAGATAAGTGATAAAAGTATCTAAAGCTTGAAGTGGATTAGATGCTTTATAATTAGCTAAAGTTAATACGAAATTGCCATTAGCAATAATGCGGCCATATTTACCCATATAAACTTCTACAAATTCATCGATCTTTTCAGAAAGATTGCTATACAATTCTCCAAAAGTTTTATGCTCGGCATAACCATAAGTCTGCCAATGGTAAATCTTGATTTGATTTTGGAACTCTAACATGTTAGAAAGTATATTCATATATTTAATAATTTATATTACCATTGAACTTTATCGTATCTTTGTTGATACTCTTTTTCATCTTCTGAAAAATCTCCTCCTTTTTCTCCGTGTTCAGCTTCTGGAGGGTTAATTTTTTTAGAAATTTTTTCTAATTCTTTAAGAACTTTTGGAGAAAGTGTTGAAGGATCATATTTTTTAGCATCATATTTTCTTAATTGATCTTTTGTTTTTGTAAGCATATCTCCCTTTTTATAATTTGCGCCATCATTAGCAACTTCATAAGTAATTACTTGTCCAGCATCGTCAGGAAGATCTTTAATAGCTTTTACAATTCCCATACTTCCATAATGTTTGCACTTAGAATTGATATTCATTACGGCGCAACCTTCTTCCATATCATTTGAATCATCTTCTTCTACTTCCATTTCTCCATCTTCCGAAGCATATCCTTGTTTTGGATAAGCCATATAATCATAAATACTATTTACATGATGCTCTAATAAAGATATCTCTGCTAATATCCAAGGATCAGAAGCTCTTGCAGCAATCATTGGATTACTCTTTATCAAAGCTATAGCTTTAGAACATTTATCAACCGCGCCTTCAAATACACTAACAGCCATTTCAGCGGCTTCTTGAGTATTAAAAAGCATTTCTTCCTCATCTTTTTCTACTGCGATATCATCAGCTAAAGCTAATTCTGGATTGATCTTTAACAACTCTTCTTTATCCCAAAAAGTTTCTCCGTCCCAATGTTCTTGATATGTATCTACAGAGGCTTTAGTTAAACTGGTAACGCTTGGCTTACTCCAAAATCTGCAACTCCAATAACGAGCTTTCCATTTTGGACCGGGATTACTGTCACATTGATGACGAGCGCGGAAACTCTTTCTACGAGCAGGATCATCTCGCTTGATTTCCATATTTGGATCGCCAAAATTTACTTTGACGACGTTGCCCTTTTCATTTTTTACATATACAGAAAACTTCTTAGGACCACCGGAAGTTCTAAAAGGCTTGTTTAAAGTCTTTTTCTCTTTTGCGGCTAAAGAAATTTTATTAGAAAAATCTAATTCTATTTGATTATTATAGTTCATACCAGAATTTGTTTGAGTTATCTTCTTCGTCTAAATAAAGTTCTTCTACATTTTCAAAGTCGTAATTCAAATCGTATTCTTTGATATCAGCTTCAGCTTGATCAAAATCTATATCTTCTAATTCCCAAGAATCTGATATATCAATAGAAGTTGAACTGCGAGCAACATCAGAATCTGCTTTTCTATAAGAATCTTTGACAGATTTACCTGCCATCATTCTTAAAAACATATTGACCCGCGCCGCAGCCCAACCGCCTCTAGTCATTCCCGGTCTATGAGAAGAACTAAATGCACCAGCGCCTCTACGATACACTTTCTTTAACTGAGTTAAATTAACTTTTCTAGAATGCTTCGCATTATGATTCTTCACTTTATTTTTAAGCATCTCTATAACTTTAGTAGAGAAAGTAATTGCGTCTCCACTTGTTCCAGCAGATCCAGGCTTATTTTTAGAAGAACCTTTTCTTTTTTCAGAAGGTTTAGCTGGAGTCTGTGCGCCGCTTTTTGGCCCAGATCTTTTAGCCTCTATTTCAACATCAAGCTTTTCTAATTTTGGCAATACAAAATTTTCCCCAGAAACAATAGCATCTTCAACAACAGGTTTAACCTCTTGTTTCTTATACTCTATCTCAATTGGATCGTTAAATGCTTCTGAATTCATTTATTTTTATTATATTACACTAATTTAGTAATTATAATTTACTATTTAATAAAATTGAAGCCATAAATGGATCAAGTCCATGCTTAATTGCAATATCATTTACTTCATTTATTCTATCTGTATTTGAATCTATAGGATTATTACAGTATTTTTCGACGTTTTGCTCCCAAGATTCTACAGATTCGTTCGCTATAATTATTTTAGAGATTTCTTCGGCAACTTGTTTTTGATTATCATTTAATTTTTTCTTATTGTGTTTTTTCTTCAAAAAGTTTTCTACAGATCCTTGAAGCTGCTGAAATTTAATGACATTATCTTTAACCTTAATAAAGCTATAATTATCTTCTTGAGCTTTAATTTGCTGTTTAATTTTTGTTGTTCCTGCTGGTCTTCCTGCTTCTGGACCAGATTTAGCTCCGCCAATAATTGGAGTGTAAAGCCCTTCGTCTCTTAAATCTTTTGTCATTCTTTGAGACTCTAGAGAAGTTTCTTGATCTGGAAGAACGCCAGTTTCGATAGCCTTGAGAGTTTCTTCTGGAGTAAGAACACCAAGCTCCAAAAGTCTTGTATAAACACGATTTTGAGTTGTGTTATCTTTCAAATTAACTTCTTCGAAATAAGGAATTGGATAACCTCTAAATCCAAGAGCTTTAGATATTCTCTTTATTTCAGGAATTAAAAAGTCATTCAAGAAAGCTTGACGACCTTGATTTAATCGCGCCAAAAATACATCGATTTTAGCTTCTTGATTAGAGAATTTTTCACCTCCGACAAGAATATTATTGAGGCCAAGATTAATGTCATTATTGACTGTTTCATATTTTTTAGGATCTAATAAATCAGCGATTTTAGGAACTACGAATTCAGCTTTAGTAGTATAATCAGCAATAAGAACGCGACCTACAGATTCATTTTCAAATAGCTTTTGCATCGACTCAAGATTCTTTTGGTTGATACCGCCTTTTTCTGGTTCAGCACCCATTGTCACAAGCAGAATGGCTTGTTGCATTGTGCGAGCAATAGCCATATCCATCTTCTTTAATTCAGCCTTGAAATTAATATCTTCAAGAACTGGATATCCCATTGGAACAGCAAAAGGTTCGTAATCTTGCTTTTTATAAAATACAGATTTAAATCTTTCTGGATTAAGAGTAATTCTTAAAGAACCAATCTTGGAAGTCTTAATAAGATGCTGCGTATCAGCATCGAAACTATCAAAAATTTGTTTATCTTCTTCAGTAGTAATAACTCTTAATCTGCTCAACTCATATTCGCTTAGAACTTTATAATATTTACCAGTTAAATATGAAGTTCCGCTAGAGAATTGAATATCTACAGGATTAATAATAACATAACGAACTGGGATCTTAACGCTAGAAAGACTTAATGGCCCTCTTCCTAACAATTGGACTAATCTATTTGTATCTTCTTCTTGAATAACTCCTTCAAAACGATATATAAATACATTTCCAGAACGGTAATATTCTCTAAAAAATCTATCTTGGAAGCTCCAAAGATTAATTTTTTTAAATAAAGCATCAAAGAAATCTCTAGACTTTTTTGTTCCTCCTTGAAAATATAAATTGCTGACAGAAAATTCTGTCATTAAATCAATAACGTTTCTGAATTGAGCGAAATTATAATAAGCTTTTTGACACAAGATTGTGGCGTCTTTTATGTCAATTGTACTTCTATCAGCAAAATTAGTGCGAGTATATTTAAATGGCATTAAGCCATCATCAATATTCTTAAACTTGTCTGTTCTTTCTATAGATCCAGCCTTGTTTCTTCTTGTGCTTGTCACTGAAGAAGAAGCTGTCGAAACCATTAAAGGCTCTGTTTCTTGAGATTTAAGTTTTGATTTCATTTTAAGCTATCCACTTTCTTATCGCCAATACATGATAAGTTACACCGTTTATAGTTAATTGTTGGACATATAGTTGACCAGTAGGAACATTCGTAGAAGTTGGAATAGATCCATCAGCTTGAGTATATATTCCTGTTTCGACGCTAAATTTCGCGCCACTCTTGATGACAAAATTAGAATCTTTATATAAAGTCTCTTTTGAGCCGCTCTTTATTTCTAGAAATGAACCACTATTTAAATTAATATATGATTCATTATAATCTGAAACGCCACTTAATTGAGCTGCGTCAGAATCTGATAATTGAAGAGAATTTCCTCTAAGTATTAAATCATTTCCAGCTCCAGATACATAAATATCATTATAAAAAAATGATTGACCACTATTAGTTAACGTAGCTGAACTTGGAAGTTTTAAAGAAGAAGTTACTTGAAGTGATTCTCCAGTTGTATTTCCTAGCAAAGAGACATCTCCTGAGAAAGTTGTTTTTGTAGCGAACGCTTGACCAGTTCCGCTAAATATTATATTACCGCTATTAAATGATACTCCACTATTAAAGTTTGTTATTCCTGAAAAATAATTTGTTCCTGCGTAATAATTACTTCCAGAGAAATTAGCATTTCCAGAAAAAATATTATTTCCAATTAAATATGTATTTGTGGTTCCACCTGCGCTTGTCCCAAGGCGAACATCGCCTAAAGATTGGAAATTTCCACTAAAAACAGTATTAACAACTCCAACGCTTAATGTATCAGTTATCACTATTGGATCATTAAATGTAGATGTAGAATTAAATGTAGCGGCAGCATCAAATCTAGAAGCTCCAGAAAATCCAGCAGCACCAGATACAGTGAATGTATCTTCCATTATAACTGGATTATCAAAAGAAGCATCTCCATCAAATCTAGCATTTCCAGTTACATTTAAAGTTCCTAAACCTGTAATGTTTCCTGACACTAACAATCCAGAAGCAATTTGAAAATCTTCTCTAGCGTAAGAAGTATCTTTTAAATCAGCAGCGCCGCTTACTGTAAGAGAGCTATTAAAGACAGAAGGCTTGGAAGTATAAACTGTTGCGCCAGTGCTTGCTACACCTAAAGCTCCAGTAATATAACTACCAATTTCGCCAGACTTAATCTGCTTTAAACCTATAAGACTTTGCGGCATTTTTATTAATTACACCTTTTTATATCATTCTTGGCGAAAAAGTAGATACTTCTTTTACTTTTGAAGAAGCTTCTAACTCAAAATAGAACTTTGTCGCCCAATTTGCTAACATTAATGTAGTATAATTATCTTTTCTAGCTCTATTAGGAGACATATCTCTTTTTAAATGTTGAGGTAGATCAAAGGATTGAGATCCTTTGGCAGAAGATTTTACTTCTATTAACGCGCATTGCTTTTTCGTCTGATATATAATATTATCTTGGAATTCAATGAAATCTAAAATAGATTCATGACCGACATTATCTAAATTAACATGACAAGAACTTTGTATATCAAAAGCTTCATTATTAGCAGAAGTTCTAGATGCAAACCAAACTTTTTTATGGTCAATACAAGCTTGTAAATAGTTATTTGCTTTACGAATGAAATCAGTAGTGAAATTTTGTTTAAAACAAATCGCGCCTTTTTCTACGTTATATTCTCTCGCAGCTTTGCGCGTCATGTTTATATATTCATTTCCTTCAAGAGATGTATCAGCTTCAAAGAATCCTAAATTAATATTAGACTTCTTGAATAATTCACTTTCTCTTGCGCTATCAATAAACTGATAACCAGCATTATCAATGCATATCATGACTATATTAAAACTAGTCATCAAATAATGAAGATAAGTTATATGAGCTTTTAAATTACCACCAGCAACAGCGTAACCATGAACGAGAGTTCCTTGTTTACGCTCTTCATCTAATTCAAAAACAGACATAGCAAAATAGTCAGAACTTGGACTATTAGAAAAGCTTGGATCAATTCCTAGAATATATTTAGTATTAGATTTTCCTTTGATTAATGTATATGGAGCTTCTCCATCAGGAATAGTGCATTCATGCATCTTTTTTGCGCTAAAATATCCATCACTACCATCAGTAAATTGAGCGCAATATTCTCGCAAAAATGAACTGTGAGAAGTGCCGCCATTTTGAGCTTCTTCAATGACGGTATTATCAATCATGTGAGTTGGCAAAGCTTCATAACTCATTTGAGCTATAAAATAAGTAGCATCGCCTTTTTCATTTGAATAAATCTTATCGTTCCACTCTTTATAAGTTTTATATAAGTTCTCGAAAGTAAAAGACGCAGAAGATAAAGCGATCATCTTAGAAGTATTTGGAAAGACCATTCTTTCCGCTTCAGTCATATGACCATCTTTAATTAATTTATCCTCAATTTCTCTAATTTCCATACGCTCTTTCATGTTCTGAGGAGCGACAAGGAATGGCATCAATACAGTTTTAATAATATCTTCAGGTAATAGAAGATACTCGTCTAGTAATAGAATATTGGCGCGAAAACCACGAATCTTTTCTCCGTTGAGAGGTATGGCTGTAATGGAACCTCCATTAATTTGCCATTCATATTGATCGTTTCGTTTGGCTTTCACGCCGAAAGCTTGTTGAAGAAGTTCGCCGCCTTTTGAATCGACAATCTTCTCTAAATAGTTAAAAATAAAACGCGCAGTTCTAAATGTAGGGCCAGCAATTAGAATTTTTGTATTTGGTTCAAATACGCATTGCAAAAAGCAGAACACGCCACCAAGGAATGTTTTACCGCAACCACGGCCAAGAACATTCATGCAGAAATTACGGTTCATCATTCCTTTGAGAATCATCTCTTGGAATGGTGCGAGTTTTATTCCTGAAAGTAATTCAGTAGTAAATCCTACATTGTTTCTTAGAAACTTGGCGAGAGTAATACGAGCTTCTTTATCATCAAGTTCTCCTTTAAGAAGCTTATACTCTTCATTTAAATCAGGAAAATCTGATTTATATTTGTCTGGACAGTAAATCATAACTTCTGTATATCATATAATAGCTGAAGATCGTAATTTAATGATATATCTTTATTGATAAATATCTTTTCTATCACTCTTACGCATTCTTCTCTTCCATCTACAAATAAAAACTGCACGTTCTTATATGTAGTCATTAATGTTCTGACTTTATGAAATATAAAATCAGGATTGACTTTTGTATTTCTAGCTATATATGGAAGATAATTAAATCTCAGACACGTTGCTAAATCATTCTCAACTACCACAACAATAGAACTATTATTCTCGGCGGCTCTTTCTATCTCCCGGCAAAATCTATCGTACCCTGCGGCTAAAGTTCCAATAAAATCCTTAAGCGACTTTCTTTCGATAAATGTATTTCCAGAAACTTCTAAATTTTCAAAACAATAATCTCCAAAGTCTAATTTCTTTACTTGAGTTAACCTAGAAAACTCCAAAGGCTTTTGCTCTCTTGTATCTACATATATACAATAATCATCAACTATAGAATCAATTAAAATCAGATCTTTTGGATTTAAAAACTTCTTTTCAAAGCCGTTATTGTCACAGTAATCATAATAATCGCCAATAACAGTTTCTAAAAAGTTGATACTAGGAATTCCAGAAGACTTTAATTCTACTTGAGAGAATGGATATATAGACTTTTTCTTTTCTTGACGTTTTTGCAACAAGCCTTTGCAGTAATCTCCAACTATTTTAGGGTCAGAAGACTTCGCCCATTTCTTAAAGTTTATTTTTGAATTAAAATCAGACTCGAAATACTGATCTTTATTCTTAAATTCAATAAGTTCACCAGTCAGCAAATCCTTACGAGGATAATAATGCTGATAATAATCTGATACTGAAATTTTATGAGATTTTAAATGAGCATGTAAACTTTTATCATTATCAAAATCTTTATTACAGAACTTACAATTAACCATTCAATATCTCCTGTTTAGAAATACCTAATATGCGGCATTTTAATTCATCCATGCCTTCTAGCTTCGTAATTTCTTCGTCCAGCGTTCTCTTTCTCATTTCAGCGAGTTTGAGCATCTTCATTCTTGATTCTTCTTCTTTCCAAGCTTGAATAAGATTAACAATACTAGCGTTTTGCTTTATCTGACTGCCTAATCTATCGGCGCGTTTAGTTTTTAGGTCATTAACAAGCTTCTGTTGACGACTAACGCATTGATTATATTCTTGCTGCGCTGTATTTATAGACTCAACAAGACCCATGGAAATTCTAGCGTCATTATCTGCGGCTCCTTCCAATAATCTCTGCAACTTTTCTACTCTTCTCTGAATACTAGAAGCAATAACAACTTCTGAAGACAATATAATATATTGATCTACTTCTTCTTCTGTAAGATCATTCTTGTCGTATGTATAACGAACGAAAGAGCTTTCAAAAAGATCTCTATCAACATTACTGTCATAAGAATTAATTTGATGCACGAATCTATAAGTATTGATATACTTTAATAGACATTCTAGATCTTTCTTGTGTCTAGAGTTTAGAGTTTCGCGCTTTAAATTCAAGTCATATACATATCTATTGACTTTATTAATCGCTTTATCTAAAGAACGAGGAGAAACATAATCTTCTTGAGCTATTTCTTCTTGCTCTTTATAAATCTCTTCAGGAAGAATGTTTTCAGAAATAAATTTGGCGACAATTCTAGTTTCATTGTTCAAATTAGACAATGTAGGATTGTCAAATATGATTCGCGTTATTTCTAACGCCTTCATTGTTTTGGCGTTATTTAAAATGAACTGTTTATTTTCGTCAGTTAAATCTGGCGCTTTTTTTGATTTATATTCATGAGTACCTCTAGCTTTTAAACTTCTTTTTGCTAGAAATGCTTGAACATATTTACCTTCTTTACAACGACCATCTAAATCTGGCTGATTTGGGTACGCTAATCTTATTAACTCTATCAGTGAAGGAGGATCATCAGGACGATTATTCCATTCATTAACGATAATATTCTGTTGCTCTTCAGTTAACATATTAATAAACGTCTATTCCGCCATTATGGATATTTACCTTTATCTTCTTGATAATAGCTTTTTGCATGTTCTTTATCTGCTTATATCCAGGATTTCTATTTTCTTCTGTACTCTTATATCCCATCTTTTTAGCCGCTTGCTTTTCTGTCATTTTCTTTATATACAACATTTCATATAGTTTCCATTCTAACGGCTTCAAAAACTTCTTCATCTTCTCGTCTAGATCTAATTTAAACTTATCTATATCAATAGAATCTTGATAACTTGTATCGACGCAATTTTCTAAAGACTCAAAAGAGACTGGCATATTTAAATTATATGCATGCTTCTTATTTTTCTCCCATTCTTTGTATAATGGGCAATTTGAACATTGTTTTCCGAACTTTTTGCACCCTTCATCTGGTTCAGCTTCTGGACATTGGGCGCAAGGTTTAATAAAATTCAGATAATTATTGCGGATTAAATTCTTTATCTGATTTGATATGATTCTATTTACCCAAGGAGCCAATGGCTTTTTTGGATTATAAAGATGCCACTTTTTATATATATGAATACGAATGATCTGAGAAACGTCATCAAAATCTATCCAAGTTAAACTGGATAGATTCCATTTATTCCTTCTTTTACTTATTTCGTTGTCGATTATGCTTATCGACTCTTCGAAAGAAGGTGATGACTTTTTCTTTTTCATTATTGATTTTTAATCGACCCTGCTTCTCTTCTGAAGTCATCCATAGAATATCCGCCGCCTTCATTACTTCTTTGAAATACTTCGCCGCCTGTTGAAGATCCAATTACATTCTCAATTTTTACTTTTTGCCCATGATCTTTTTCAATTTCTACGTCTAACTTAGAAGCACTAAATGCCAAATCTGTGTCAATTGGTGCGCCATCATCATCTTCATCCATATCATCTTCTACAACTGGAGCGCGATATTGTGGGCGCGTAGTCTTTGGAGATGGTTTTGTTGGGGCGACAACAGAAGCCGCCGCAGATTTTGTCCCAAAAGGATTTCCGCAATTAAAGCAGAAATTGGGCTTATTAGCTGATTCGTGTGGCGACCCACATTTTTGGCAGTATATCTTCATGATATATTATATTACATTTATTTCGAAGATTTTAGTTTATTAACGATAAACTTCACTATTTTTGATCGAACAATGTCTTCTTCATCAAATGTGAATGTATATATTCCCATAGCTTTACTATCTTCATCAGAGAATAAATTAAATAATTCTTCAAAGCCGCCAGCTTTATTAGATGGCAAATCTGTTTGCATAGGATCAGCAAGAACGAAACAGCGGCTAAATTCACCTAGACGAGTAAGAACTGTGACTATTTCTTTTTTTGTGCTGTTTTGACATTCGTCGAGGATAATAGACTTTGCCGCCCAACTCATACCGCGAGAATAATTTATTGGATACATTGAAATGCGCTCTTCTTTTTCCAACTTGTCAACTTCGGCGCGGGGTAATAGTTCATCCAACTTCTCTAGAAACGGCAGATTGTAGAACTGAAGTTTTTCACTTGCATCTCCCGGCAAGAAACCAATCTTACTATCACTACTTTCTACAGCAGAACGAATATATATAATATCAGAGACTTTTTTCTCATTTAGTAACAATAATGAAACATAAGTAGCAATAATGCTCTTTGAAGTACCAGCGGGACCATTAACAAATATAATGCGAGTATCTTTATTTGTAGCTAAATCTATAAATGCTTTTTGTTTATCAGTCCATTTTAAAGCTCTAACACTTAAAGAGTCCTTGATTTTTTCTCTTTGAGATACTTTTGGAGACTCGTCTTTTTTCTTTTGTTTCATCTTATGTTATTGTAGTATTATAACGAATAAATAGATATATATTAAAATTACTATATGTAATAGGCGATTTCTCAGAAAATACTACCCCGTATTTTTCACCCATCAAAGAATATAGAAAATACCACTTTCTTTATTTTTTCAAAAATAGGGGGGTATATACATATATTTAATTATAAACATAGATACAAGAGTAATTATTTTATTCAGAGAGAATATAGTATATACAAAAGAGATTATTGAAGATGGGGAGAATGAAGTTAATCCCCTCCCCCCTGTTACTCAAAAGTCAAGTCTAAAATTTTTTGGAAAATGGGGGGGTTGGCATAGGGCTTGCTATAGTAGCAAGATGTATGCCAAGTGGCGTTTTTTGACCACAAAAAAAACCTCCCTTTCGGGAGGTCTGGTCTTGACTTTCTAGTGTCTCAATCTGCGACGTTGACGACGTTTTCCATCTTGAAAAGTAGAAACTCGGGGTTGTCCTTTTCTGGAGTATAGGAACGAATCGTTTCTAGTTCCTTTGGCGTGGCTTCGCGGCCATCGACAAGGTATCTGGTCGTTAACTTCGCGGAGCTAGGCAATGCGGCAATGTAAAGCTCACCTGTCACCTTGTGGCGAACAACGCCATCCTTAACCCATTCCCACCACGTTGGCTTTCCGACAGGCTCCCGGCCTTCCTTTTCCAATCGGCGACCGTAAGAACCAATTCCTGCGACATTGGCGATGATTCGATGGTCCCTTGTGACTCGCCCCGTCAAAGGGTTGACAGGAATGCCAGAACGCCCCCCCTTGTTCATCTTATGCTCCCCCTGAAGGAGAACCGTTGCAATGTGTCCCGCTTTGATAGTGTCGATGTCGATCATGTTTTCTAGTGTTACGTTGTTTGCATTAACAACGTGGAAAGAGTCGCATGGGGCGAAAGAGTTTGCAACGGGTTTTTTCACTTTTCTTTTGGTAATCAATGTCCAGGCCATTAGGTAATCAAAAATACTTGGAAAAAACTATTCAAAACATCTTGACGCTCCGCCCCGTTTGCTTCATGCTATGCATGCAAGATAAGCAATAAACAAGACAATAACATGGAAACTCCAATGGAAAAGCTTTGCAACTCTGAAATCTTCCAATTACAACAAGGTCTCGTTCTGAGAATCGAAGAATTAGAAACTCGCGTGAAAGAGTTGGAAGATATGAAGATAAATAACAACGAAATGTTAGACGTTCTGAAATATTGGCAAAAGGATTTGAAAGAGGCTATAGCACTAAAGGAAAGATTTGACACTTCGTACAACGTAACATTCAAAAGGTATTAATATGAAAGTTGAATTGTCAGGAATAGAACTTGCTACTATCCGCTTGTCATTAATGGAAAAGATAGAAAAGGCGGAAGAATGTATCAAAATGTTACAAGATACAAATAATAAAGAATCAGAAAAGTTTTGGCTAGATATCAAAGAAAGTAATAAAAACTTGCTAGAAAGACTATACAAGATTTAACACAAGGCCTGGGCTGTAGTAATACAGCCCTCCCTTTTTGTTTATAAATAACGCAGAGTTGCAACCTGGGGGGTGGTCTAGCATAAAGCATGCCAACCTCATGTTGGCATAGAACTTGCTAGGGGGAATGAGAGTTGCAAGTCGGGGGGTGGTCCACCCCCCACTTTGCAAGTCTAAGTTGGCACGAAAGATGCTCCCCAGCAAAAAGTGTGCCAAGTCAAGGTTGGCACGATAAATGCTCCCCAGCTTAAACCATGCCAACCTCAAAAAAAACGCGAAATTTATTTTCTTTTTTTTCTTGCTTTTCGCTTTTTGTTTTCCCTTTTTCCCAGGTTTTCGACCCCAAAAAAAACGCAAAAAAAAAGTAGACAGGAAAACGGTTTTGCCCTACCTTAAAACCATGCAAAACGAATTGAGCGCGGAAAACGAAATGTCGGCCCTTGCAAATGTCTCTTTTGTTGAGACTGAAATCGAAAGGGAAACTATGTTTGAACACGGGTTTTATCACAAGAAAATTGTGTTGAATTATGATAATACAATTGTTTATGTTGTGTTTGACACTTGTGAAGGCGAGTCTTTTGTTGAATCGGCCATTTATGATAAATCTGGTTTATCAAATGAAGATATCGAATGGATTGATAGTGAGATTGAGTGTTTCTCACAAGATTGGGCCGATAATTACAATAAAGGAATAAAGGAAGAAAACGAAGAATATTACGCTCTTGTCCGAAAAGGTATCGAATAAATAAAACAAAAAAGGTCGCTCTGATAAAACGGGGCGACCTTTAATAAAACAAAAAATTAAATAAATAAATAAATAATACAATATGAAAAACGTTTCTATTCAAGACATTTCCTTCAAATACAACGAATATGCTGATATTATCATTGCGTTAAACGACAAAATCGAAGCAATTAATTTGTCAATTCAAACGGCGCAAAATCTAAATGTTCAGACTTCTGTTCAATATTGGAACGGGCGTAAAGCCGAAATAGTTAACACTAAAACTCGATTTGAAGAAATAATTAGAGCTATTGATAAAGCAACTTATAGCGTTTAATAATACAATAGCCCTGGGTTGTACTAGTACAACCTGGGGCATCCCCCCACTCTGCAACTCTATTACAATAGTCCAGGCTATTTATAAACACGACAAATCACTAAATATTACTATTTGTTAAATATCTGACAATCTTCGCCGATTCCTATTTGTCACTTTTAAGGTAAAATTTGCCCGAAAAAAACCGTTGACTTTCTGAAAAACTAAAGTATTTTTGCGTCATGAAAAAGATTTTCGCCCTATTTGCTCTGTCTATTTCAATCAATGCGGCTAACCTTGATCCGTTTTTTGCTGCCCTTGGCAAGGTAGAGTCAAGCGGCAATGCAAAAGCTATCAATAAAAAAGAATATGCTTTGGGTATTTATCAAATCCGCGCAAATTATTTCAAAGATTCAAATATTAAAGGAAGTCACGAAGATGTTTACAATCCTATTATTGCAAGGCGCGTGTGTGAATCCTATTTCAAGCGATATGCTCCCGAAGCGTATGTAAAAGGAGATTTTGAGACTCTCGCCCGTCTTCACAATGGGGGACCGTCTTTTGTCAAGCGCAAATCTTCAACTGATAATTATTGGAACAAAATCAAAAAGAATCTTTATTAATAAAATAATATGAATAACGATAATTTTGATAAACTCTTTAATATTGTTTTGGGCCTTACTTGTATTAATGTTATTCTTGGCGTTATTGTAGTATGCGTGGCTCTTAATATTTTTTAAAAATTGTTTTGACTTGCGCCGTGTCAAGAGCAAAAATCACTCATGACAAAAAATTGGACTCCGCGCTCTGAAAGATGGACAACCTCAGAGCGTCAAGAAAAAAAATTGCAAGCGCAAAATGCGCGGCAAATTCGGTGGATGTTCTGGCGTGAAAGTCAAGTGATTCGTGAACAAATCGAAAAAGAATTATCTGAAAAATTGATTGCAAAACGTGCGGCACTGGAGTAAATTGTCCCCATGCAAAACGAGATGACGGTCAAACAAGCGGTTGAGTTCGTGGGCGGGTTTTCTGCACCCAGCAAAATGCCTTGTCAAGGGTTTTCAATCCCGGCGTGGCTTTGCAAAACAGGAATGAAGCTTAGGAATGTTTCCGGTTCTATCTGTTCAAAGTGTTATGCGTTAAAGGGTCGCTATGTTTTCCCCAATGTTAAAAATGCATTGATTCGTCGTGTTAATAAAATAAATGATCCATTGTGGGTTACCGCAATGACAATTGCAATCAATGGTACAGAATCTTCTGGTTACTTTCGGTGGCATGATAGTGGCGATATTCAATCTCTAGAACATTTGACAAAGATTTGTCAGATTGCAAAGAATCTTCCTAACATTGATTTTTGGCTTCCGACTCGCGAATATTCAATCGTTGCCGAATATGTTAAACAGAACGGCGCGTTTCCTGAGAATCTCACTGTGAGACTGTCTGCTCTTATGATAAATGGTCAACCTCCTTTTGCTATTGCAAATAGACTTGGTCTTGTGACAAGCGGTGTGTCTGACACTGGTTTCACTTGTCCTAGTCCGTCACAAGGCAATAAATGTTTGAATTGCCGCGCTTGTTGGAATAAATACGTTGCCAATGTTAACTATAAAACGCACTAATTATGATTCCCGTTTCTTTTGGTTACAAAGTTTCTGTTGAAATAGTTCGTGACATTGCAAATGATATTGCTAAAGTCAATATCCACTCTCCACTATCTAAGAATAAAGTATGGACAATGCCTCACAGTTACAAATCTAGTCAATTCTCAGATTATCAAATAATAAATGACGCAAATTTCATTTCTGTTATGAATAAGCGTTTTCCTAAATAATATGAAAAAGCATCGTTTAATTCGTTTAATAAAAGATCGTGGCTGTGTTATCACTAGAATGTTTTTGCCAAAAGATACAGTAGTTTATGCAAATCATCTAGTCGAAGACGTGTGGTCCATCACACTTGGCAAAGATAATAACATAGCGATTTCTGTTTTAGAATACGAGCATTTTGAGTTTGTTGAATAAATAATAACATGGAATTAATAGCAATTCTTTTGTTAGTGTTTTTGCTTTTAATGTTCGCGCCAAAGAAAAAATAATACGCGCCCTGGTTAGTGACAAATCGCTGTTTATAAACAGCGACAGAGTTGCAACATGGGGGGACCCCCCTACCCCCTACCTTGCAAGTCTACCACAAATTGCGACCGATGTCAAGCATTATTTTTGATTAATCGAACGTATTTCCAGGTACTTAATTAAAATTTGAAAAATTCTTTGACTCCTTCGATTTTCCCCTGTAGTCTGTAGACATGAAAATTAAAACTGAAATTGACATTAACGACATTGTTGTTCTGAAGATCGCCCTTGGCAACGCTGAACGGCGCATTAACGAACTCATGAATGACAAGCCAGACTGGCGCAAGCTTTATGATCTTGACAAAGAATCTGTCGAAAAAGCGAAAAAAATTGTTGCAAATCTGGTCGCGAACAGCTAAGATCTTGTCATGAAATACGAATTGATCATCGCGACCGACACTTGCGACAGTTTCTTGAATTACCCACACACTCGCGAAGGTCTTGAAAAAGCTTTTGACAGAGTGAACAAAGTAAGGTCAAAAGACGGCTTTCAATATGCGCGAATCATTTCAGACCGAGATGGCGAAGTTTTCGCCCTTGACATGAGCGTCACAATAAATTAATTTTCTCAATTTTGTGTGGCATGGTGCGTAGGGAGATCCTACGACAGGGAGTTTTTTCAAGCTGTATCTTGACTTTTTGACCCGCATGAAACACCACACATTCTCCTTTTTATTGCAAAAAAAAATTGACATTGCGCCAAAAATGATCTAGTCTTTTTCCGTTGGTTAAAAAAATATTGCTAAAAAAATGAAAAACACAGTCAAAAATGCGATCCGTCACCTTGTCACAAAAGCTTACGAAGTTTTTGCAAAAGACAAAAATAATATCAGTGTTGTATCACTTCCCGGTAGTGTGTGGGAGTTTGAAACGTCTGTGATTAATCACAAAGATTTTGCTGATAATTTCAGCAAGTCTTACAATCTGGATATGCAACTTGCGGAGTGTGATAACAATATCTATGATAGTAATTTGCGCCCGATATCTACTTTGTTTCCCCATAACAAAGTGAGTTCCTATGCTCTTTCTCGGGACTTTGTTAAATACTACAATCAATACCTTAATACAGATATCGTCAAAAAGGCTAAATCAGATAATATCTTTGCGTGGTTTGACTTTTGTGGTAATCCTACTACACAAAGCCTGGAATTGATTAACACTGCTATCGGCAAGAATGTTACTTATGTCTTCACTTTCAATACACACTGGCGTTGCGACACTAATGTTGATCGCGACGTTCTGAGCTTCGCGAAGTCTATTGATAATAAGCCTGTTGCAATTCACACTTTTATAGAGAAAATCGCTCTTAATGCTGGTTTGACAATTGTTTGGTCGTTTGAATACATCTCTAATCACAATCCCATGATTACTATCTGTATCAGCAATGACGCAAATGTTATCGCTGAAAAGTCATTCAATATCAATACTGTCGCCTCTAAGGTGAAAAAGGTTAAAGTCATTAATAAACCTACAAAGCGCGATTTGTCCGCTGTTTATGTTGATGTAAAGGCAAAGGTTGATGATAAATCTATCTGTGTCAAGCACAATATCACTGTTGGAACACTCGCTGCTGTTAAAGCTTGGGTGACAATGGGTAAGTAATACAAATAGATAGTCAAATAACTCCACTGTGAATAACAGTGGGGTTTTTTTGTTTATAAATAACATAGACTTGCAACATGGGGGGAGGGGCATCCCCCCAACCTGCAACTCTAATATCATAACACTATATATATATCACTATACCCAGGTCTTATTTACATGTATTTCGGTAAAATATGGCAAAATTTGCCGATGTATTTAGATGTTTTATTTTAAAATTTGGACGATTTATTTAATAAAAAACCCTCACTATTTAGTGAAGGTTATTGTATTTATTTCTTGGTTTGTTTTCTAGTACCAGTAACTTCGTACACTCCCCAATCAATCTTATTTACTCCAAATACATAATCTTCTGGAATAGTCAAATAATGTACTTGAATAAAGTGTTTGATGGCTCGCTTGGCGTTATTGTCTGAGTGATAACGCTTGCCGACAATCGGCGGAGAGAACTTAGTATTTTTGCGCGGATCTTTCAATCCCTTTTTCTCATTTCTTTTCGCGACCTTCGCCGCCTCTTTTGCAAGCATTCTTTCCTTGCTTTCTCGGGCGAGCTTGTTTCTCAACGCATTTCCACGAAGAGGCTTGACAGGTTCAGGGGCATCTGGATTAACTTCCTCGTCGTTCTTGAGTCCGCGACGACGTTCCCACGCCTTAAACTTCTCGTCGAAGTCTTGAAAGAGACCCATTGGAAGGTCAGCACCGCCGACATCCCACCACGCAAAAGACTGTCTAATAGTTCCGCGATATTGGTCACTCATCTTTTTTTGGAGATATAATTAGTAGAATAAATACAACAAGGAGGATAACAAATAATATCATTCTGGCGGCAAAACTTGTTCAAACTCGACACTAGATCCACTCAGATCCCGAATCAGTTCGCGACTAACACTATCAAGAGTGCGCCGCCCAGTCAACTGAAAAAATACACTCTCTTGTTTTTTATCTACAAATTTCTCACGGCGGACACCATAGATGTTCTGAGTATAATACTTAATTGTCATTTTCATTTTTTTTATTCTTTCTGTTGTATAGTTTTTTGTTTTTGTGTTTAACGGTAGATGGTGGCAGAGATTTGCGAAGTGACTTGAACAGTTGGAGCGTTGACGGTAACTTTTTCATATAGCTTTTTCCATCGAATCTCAGTTTTGCAAGTCATGCATTGATACTTAGCTCGGTTTTTCAAAATACGATTATGTTTAGTAGTAGAAATAAAAATACGGTCATTGCAATTACAAAAATATTGATGGCGAGTAACAACCTCGAAAGTGTGACAGCGAGTTGGCTCTTGACCAATAACACGCATAACTTTCTCCCATTCACAGCCATGTGGTGCAATAGTATATCCATAAACATGACGCGCAATAAGGTGTGCAGCTTCGTGACCGGGAGTATCATTGATAAAAGCATCTCCATTGGCATGAAGCATATCATTGTTGAGAGCAATTTTATTCAAAAAACACTGAGCATAACCAGCGCGACGACCCTTCAGCTTGAAGCTGACCGTCGGGAAGTTGAAGCTCATGTTGTAAAACTTGGAAGCCATGTCGAAGGCTTCGTTGATTCGTTTGATCGCTTTCGCTTGCAGTTCAGTCATGCGTTGACAATAGCACCTTGCAGTGTAAGGGCAAGGGAAAAAGTAAAAAAAGTGCGTCAAGCAAAAAAAATAATTTTCGCATCGACCTGGAGTTGGCACGGTTTCTGCCTGAGCAAGATGTATGCCAAGTAGAGTTGCAAAGTGGGGGGTAGGCTACCCCCCAAAGGGGGCAACTCTATACTATACCATACCCCCAGAATCTTGTCAACACTTTAAAATATTTATTTCCAGGTTATTTGGCAACCTTGGCACGATCTTTGCTTGTGTCGCCTCCAGGCTGTCGCGAAAAAAAACTTCGAAAAACTTCAAAAAAACCTTGCGGATATTTTCCCCATCCTATACCTTGTCCTCGTCAGTCAACATTAACACATTGCAAAAACATTATGGCTCATCAAATTGAAGTTCGCGACATTCAAGCTGGCATCGAACAGGCTTGGCACGGTCTCACCAAGGTTGTCCCCATCGTCACTTTCGACGATGCGTTCCCTTTCGAGATCGAACGCCTTCCGTTGCTGGTCGCGAACGACACTCCCTTGGAAGGCTGGTCGTTCTTCAAGTGCAGCGACGACGGCAAACCCGCTGGCGTTCCCGTGTTCGAATCGTACAACGCTCTTTCCAACGCTCGCTTCTGGGAGATCGTGCAGAATGCGGTGGGCGGTACGGGTGCGGTCATCGAATCCGCTGGCTCCATTTACGACCGTTGTCGCCGGTTTGTGACGGTGAAGCTTGGCACTGACCTCGACACTTTCAATGTGGGCGGTCGCGAGTTCAAGAACCGCTTCAGCCTCCTCGACAGCATCGACGGCAGCACCAACTTCTACGGGGTCAACTCCTCGACCTGCGTCGTTTGCGCGAACACCTTCGCGGTCGTCATGGGCGACACCAGCGGCGAATTCCGGTTCAAGATCCGCCACTCCAAGAACCTCCTTCCCAAGATTGAGAACATGGAGAAGGCCATCGACCAGTTTGTGGGCGTGACCGCTCAGTTCAAGAAGGCGTTGGTGATCGCGAACGAAATCCCCGTCACTCCCACCGATGCTCGCTCGCTGTTCGCTGGATGGGCAGCGACCGACACCAACGGAATGTCCTCGCGGTCATTCAACACCGTCACCCGCCTGACTGAGCTTTTCAATCGGGGCGCTGGAAACAACGGCGAGACGCTCCTCGACGCCTTCTCTGCCGTCACCGATTACTATTCTCATGAGTCGAGCGGCGGCGCTGATCAACCCGGCTTCCGCATGAAGCAGACCATTTCCAGCGAGTTTGGGTCTGGGTCGCGCAAGAAGCAGGATTTCTTCGCGAACCTCTTCACCGCGAAAGGCAAGGAAGATCCGATCTTTCAACGTGACTCTTTCGACAGCCTCGTCAGCAGGGGGCGGACGGTGATCAAGACGATGGAAGAGATTGAAGTGGCCGCGAACTAAGCCACAAAGTCAAACACAAACCCACCGAAAGGTGGGTTTTTTTGTTGCCCAGAACCTGGGCTTTGGCATGCATCTTGCTGGGGGCAGGAATCGTGCCAAGTAGACTTGCAGACTGGGGGGTGGTGGGGGTTCCCCCTGACTTGCAACTCTAATACAATTAACAAAAAAAATAGCCATATAGATTTTACTCTATACGGCATATCTCCTTATTTAATCTTTATCTGGTAAAATTTACTTCAGACAAGATCTAATTAGATTTATTACCCCTAAGATAAGTAAAGGAATTCCAATAAATATAGGAATTAAAATAATACCAAAAACTATTTGGAATAATGCTCCAGCTATATCTCCATCTGAGCTTTTCATTATTTCGGTTATTTTATTTAAAATTTGACAAAAACTAAACAGTAGAAGGCTCCGCTTTTATGATATCACGGCGCGGGTGTTTATGCTAACACAACATCATGAAGGTAGTAACAGCAGACAATCTGTTACAATATCAACTACCCTTATTTTACTTCTACTATTTAAAATTTACATATTTCCTAGTAATTGAGACACATCTTCTGCGCTCAAATTATATTTAATGTGTTGCACTACATCGTGGTCCACATATTTGACATAGGAAATGTTATATAAATCAAATCCTATTTTATTTACTACGACCATATTATGCGGCGGCAGTTTCTGTTTCATTCTTTACTTCAGCTTCTTCTAGCTTCTTTATTTCGGAGATAAGAGTATACAATTTATCACTGACCTCCCACAGATTACGGGTTGCGTTTTTACGAATGAACTCGTTAACAACGAACGCTTGCTCTTTATTAAGCATATATACTATATTTATTATTTACTCTTTAACAGGGACAAAACCAGGATGAGAATAGTGCATCATCTCGTAATATGGATTACAAATCTTGATAGTATCGCCAATTTTCATCTGCAAAAAGTTAGATCGTGGGCGCGGCGGCTGAATTACTACTACATTAATAAACTGCGGCATATCTTCTTTAGCATACTTTTCCATAGCATCGTAGATCTCTACGATATAAACTTCGCCTTTGGTGGCATCTCCAGTGCGGTTGCCGATGTATTTCCACTTCATTTTTAACTCAAGTTACATGGTTGATCTATCTGACGCGAACACTTTAGCAGACTTTCGGTGGTTGTCAAGGGGTCTTTCAAAAATTTCTTCTTGGCCTTCGAAAAAAGTGTAAAAGTTTATATGGTTTATTCTAAAGTAAACGATTCTTTTTCCTACTTTTATCAAAAAATTTAACAATTAAAATATATGAATATAGATAACTTCGCAACGCCAAATCGAAATCAATACGTATTAAAAAGATACGGATCTAATATTGCAGTAACATTTGCTAAAACAGAATTTGAAGCAGATGGAATTGATTATAATTTTACTAATGGAAATGTAGGAATAAATATTGATCCTCCTTTACTTGTAACAGGTAAGATTACTAATATTGGTAATGTAGGTAATGCAGGAAATGTCGGAGATTATCAAGGTAAATTATTTTATTATTACGCGCAAAATACTCAAACTCAAGGAGAACAGCCATATTATCCTCCTCCCGTTTCAGGAAGCTATTGGAGATACGATGGTAATAGTGGCAGAGCAGTAACTCCAGGTACATCAGGACAATTTCTTGCTAATACAAGTGATTTCACATTTGAATTTTTTCTACAAAAAGGTTCTCAAAATCTTTATAACGCTGGACAATTTGGATTTGGTTATCCAAACTATGGAAGCAAAAATTGGATTATTAAAGATAATGGCGGAAGTCCATTAGAATTCGTCTGGACAACTGGAGATTTTAACACTTCTTCTTTGCAATTATGTACTGATAATTCTGTATTTGATAATTTTTCTCACGTTGCAATTGTTAGAAAAGGTGGAATTCTAAAATCTTATTTAAATGGAACTTTAGTAGATACTGAAACTGGCGCAGCAGCAGCTACAAGTTTTGATGCATCTTATGATTTCAAAATAGGCGCGGCAGATGGAGCAAATAATTATTCTACAGCTAATTTCTCAAATATCAGATATGTAGTAGGATCTGGCTTATATGACTCTGATTTCTCCGTACCAAATCTTCCTCTTCAAGTTGTAAATGCTTCAGGAACAAGACTATTAATTACTGGTTTTGGAGGTACAGACTCTAGTCTTTGGGGCGCTACTATTGATTCTACTCCTAATTATTCAGGAACAACAGCAATAGTTGTAGTAGATAGTCCTTACGCCTAATATATATATAGGATAAGTCAAGCGGAGGGTTCGCCCTCCGCTTTTTTATTTATTTATTCAATAACGCACAACCTTTGGCCGTAATAAGCCTTTGACCATCTATTTCTATATATCCTTTAGACAATAGATAATTCTCATGATCTTTCTGAATACTATTTCTACTCAGTCCAGTACGAGCAGACAATGATTGCAATGACTGCCGCCCTTCTTTTCTCAATATATTTAGTATTCTCCATTCAATCTGGCTGCAACCTTCTGGTAAGATACTAAGAGTGTCGCACAGATCTTTCACTTCTACCATAGAGAAATGATTTATATTCCTGGATTTACTATAAAACTGTATATCTTTAACTCGTTGCACACAGTTTCGCGCATTACCTCTAAAAGTAGATGAAATATAATCTAATGCATCATCTGCGAAAGTTATATTTACAAGATTATTAAGGAAAATTTGGCTCAAATCTCCTTGACTGTAATTATCAAAGTCTACTGTAATAAGGCGATCTTTGAACGGTGCGAAGATCTTGTCGCTTTCAGTCGTGGCAAAAAGAAAAGAATGCTTTTTAAAATCAAAAACATATGCAGTTTCTTTGTGGATAATAGTCTTTTCATGTCCAGATTCTGTATTAAAGATAGACAGAAAAACCATGATCAACTCTTTTGGCAATGCATGAGCCTCGTCAAAAAAGATAGTTACTTCTTTATCTAGTATAAAAGGTAGATAAATTTGCTCGAAAAACTGATTAACTCCTTTAACTGTAGAACTATTTATTTCTACAAAGGTGCGCTTGTTACCTTCATTATTTAAAATATTGCGGCCAAATTCACGCGCAAATTCAGTCTTACCAAGACCTTTCGCGCCCACAAAATTTAAAAATGGTACAATAGAAGTACTGTTATAAGCCTCTAGGTAAAAACCTAGTTTCTTTTTAACTGAATCCTGCCCAACAAGTTTATCAAATGCCATATATATTAAGATACTTTGAACTCAATTTTCTCAGACTCTTCTGAGGCCTGAGTAGTCTCGTCGAACGTGGTCATCTTGTCAATATCCAACAACCAAGTTCTTGAAACTTTAACTTCTGTACACTTAATTTTGTCTAGCTTTTGCAATAGATCATCAATGTTGATGTTCACAACGTTAGGAACAGATGGTCCTTTGGGGCGTCCACGGCCTCGCTTCAATACTTCATTCATGACCGCCAGATTAACACGGAAATATGGTGGTGTCAAGGGGTAAAAATCATGCACCGCGCCAGAATATTTTTATTCCTCTAAATTTTGTATCTGCTTTAATTCGTACACCAACCTTATTTTTAAATTATTTAATTCTTTTATTGTTTGCGCTCTTTCTTTTTCTGTTTCACAATGAATTAACTTATTTAGAAGATCATCAGTCATCTTCATGAAAAATTCAGATGTTTCTTTATTTAGCGGCTTTATTTCCATCTATGTTATTATTCTCTATATATAGGAAAAAGAACAAAATAACTATCGCGCCGCATCTTTTATCCTTATTTCGCTAAAATACGGCAAACTTGGAGTTATTATTTATTCTATATATATAGGGGAAAAGACAAATTAACTCTTATTTAGGAATTATATGGCAAACTTGGGCGGGTTATTCTTTCTTCTATATAGGGAAAAGTACATTATTTGATCTTATTTCGGCAAAATATGGCAAACTTGGCCGCGCCGCCGCCTTATTTAGTCTGTTTTATTTAATCTTTATAGTTAATTATTCTTTTATTCTATATATAGGGAAAAAGACAATATATTCGTTTTTATTCTTTTCTCTATAGGGAAAAAGACAATTTAATTCATTTTATTCATTTCTGTATAGGGAAAAAGACAATATTTAAGAAAATTTGATTAATCTTTGGGCGCAAATATAGTTCTATTTAGTGTTATAAAGGGAATAAAAGGAACTAAAAGTGTTAAAAAGGGCCAAAAATGATATAAAGTGCGAATAAAATAAATAAATGTCGCGCACTACCCATTCTCTCCATCATTACATCTAATTACATCTAATTATATCTTATCATATCTACATATATCTTCTTCTATCTATTATTATCTACCTATATTTCTATATATTTTATCTATATATATTTGGGTATAAAAACAACAGAAAACCCCACAAAAGTGGGGTTTATTGGGTGTTTTAACCGTCTCTTTTAGTAAATCCTTTCACTACATAATATACAAAAACTGCTATTAAAATTGTCATTTCTATCACTATATATCCTGTCTTTTTTTATCCATATTACCTATTTATTTTATTATTCTACTTACTGATATCTATCTACATCTATATACCTATTTCTTTATATATCTACTGTTAATTTACTCTTCTTCTTCTATATCCTTGCTTCCTCTTTCATCTAATTCCATCATAGCTTCATCAGATTCTATGTTTTCTAAGCTATCTGACAACGCCATAATTGCACAATCTATATTCTCATTAAATTCTTCTTCTAATTCAGCTTCAATAAAGCCGCCGAAATTATCTATCTCTTTCTTGACTGATTTGATAGAAGATATGATTGTTTCTACTTTGGATTTTATATATTCGTAGTCTCTATTGTTCATGTTCATTTAATGTCCTCTTATTTAGAGATACACTCAATGAGTAAGAATTCTCGCCCTTTTCTGAGACTGTTTTTATTTTAATTAAATCGACGATTTTACCTCTGTATTCTACGTCGTTTATGTATCTGTCTTTATTACTTTCAGACAATAGATGTATACAAATCTCGCCGCAAAATAAGCCGAAGATTTCTGACCAATCTACGGCTGTATCGTTATTTACTATTGTTTTAAAATAATGATCTTGTTCATAATCATTCATTTATATTTAATTACCTCTCCTTTAAAATCTGTACGTTCTTCTACGCTCCATTTAGCGTTTACAGGTATACATACAATATCTACACAAGAATACTTGTCAGATGCCGCGCCGTCAAGCTCTTCTATAACTTGAATAAGCTTTAAACTATCTCTGGGAATATCATCCTCTAAGAAAAGATTTTCAGGATCTACATACTCCGAATAGAAGTTCTTAGTCTCTTCATCTTTGACTAAATTAAAACCGCAAAGTTCAGCGTATCTGAACATAGCTTTATCGGAAAGCAAAAAGATTCCGTATTTTGCATAAGCTATTTTCTTCATAGGTACTTTCTAATAAGATCTTTAAAGAATATAAATCCTATCGCAGTGATAGTCAATCCAGTAATAATCGGGGAAATATGTATATGAAATAATACAGATAACAGCATTGATACAGCTAAACCTATTGCCGCCGCCATTATTGTAAATATAATATCACTCATTTGAGTTCAACTATCTTAGCGGAAAAATCGCTCTTGTCAAGCTTGTTTAAGTCGTGTTTAGCGGAAAGCAAATAACTTGAAGGTCCATTTCTATGAGGTAATGGCTTGATAGAAGGTACATATTCATGCCAAAAATATTCATCAGTTTTGATTTTTGGAAAAAGATCAGCATCATGAGCTATAACATATTCAGAACAATTTAAGAATTTTTTCATAGCGTATGGCCTTGAAACTCGCCAAATATTTTCCAAAGTCGCATGATCTACTAAAACAAAAGCCCAAATATCTTGGCTGAGATCATTTATTAATTTATTCCAACTATCTATTGTATTATTTACATATAAAAATTTATGATTTTCAGATTCTAATTTTGAATATTTATTTAGCCAATTGTAATCATCATCTACAGTTACCAGTTTTCTATTTGAATTTAGAATTGAACTGTTTAATAAAATCGTGCTGCCGTCTCCTGCTCCTAATTCTAAAATATTACCAGAAGTATTTTCTATAGCCCAAATTATCAAAGGTTGATGCGTCGAATAAGCATTTGTCTCGTAATCTAAAATAATATTATTATATTTTTTCATTTAATTTCAACTATCTTAGCAGGAAAATCCTTTTTGACAAGCTCTAAAGTCATTTTCGCAAGGTCTAAGCTCTTGAATCGGGCGTATTCTTCCCATTTGCCGCCATCCTTGATCATAACAACGTATTTTTGCATATCTTTTAATCTGTCTGTAACCTATTTGTAATCCCAAATGGTTAAAATAAGGTAGCATGACCTGCCCACACTGTCAAGCCCCTTTCTCAGTCAAAGCAAAATTCCTCGCCAAAACTTGCGGTTGTGACGAGGATGAACGATTTTTAAATTTTGAAGACTGGTATTTTACTATTTTCGGGATAAGTATTTATGATCTTATCTAGTTGATATAGATCATGCTATATTTCTCATTCAAGAACTACATTATTATTACGCTTTTCTATTCTGCCAATAATGGTACAAGGTATATGTTCAGATAGTTTTGCTATGCAATGATTTACATCATTAACTGATACAATCCAAGTCATACCAATTCCCATATTAAATACTTTATACATTTCTTCATCAGGAATATCACCGGCAGATTGAATGCGTTTAAAAATATCTGGTACAGTCCAGCTTCTTTTTTGAATTACTGCTTTGAACTGAGGCGGCAATGTGCGTGGAATATTATCAATCAGTCCGCCACCTGTAATATGAGCGGCGGCTTTGATAAATTGTCTACAAGCATTAAAAGCTTGAAGATAACTAAGATGAATACTTAACAATTCTCCAGCATATTTATCAACAAGACTGTCGCCTAATGCTTTTCTCGCTAATGTATATCCATTTGTATGCAAACCATTGCTTTGCAAACCGATAATATAATCACCTTCAATTACTTTGCTACCATCAATAATGTTATCTTGATCAACAACACCAACGATTGTACCACTAAGATCATATTCGTTTTCTGCATATAAATCAGGAAGTTGAGCGGTTTCACCGCCAATCAAAGCGCAATTATTATAAGAACAAGCATCAGAAAATCCTAATAGAAGTTCATTAAATACTTCTTCATTCAATTTATTCATTCCAATATAATCTAAGAAGAATAATGGTTCTGCACCTGTTACAATAATATCATTAACGCAGTGATTAACTAGATCATGCGCGACATCATAATGAGTATCATATTTAAAAGCAAGTTTTAGCTTGCTTCCAACGCCGTCTGTGCTAGAAACAAGAACAGGATTCTTGTATTTACTTGTATCTAGCTTAAAAAGACCGCCGAAACCGCCGATCTTACCTAAAACTTCGGGGCGTGTTGCATTTTTAACTATATTAGGTATGCTAGATTTAAGTCTATTACCTAAATCAATATTTACTCCAGCTTTTGAATAATTCATATTTATTTAACTTTGTCGTAATCTAGTATATATAAACCGCCACTGACAGAAGCTCGCCAAAATAAAGGCCAAAATAGAGTATTTTGCATTGCAGATATTACCATTTCATTGCTGCTCCAACCACCAGTGGCAATTCTTAGAGCAGTAAATGGTTTATCTCTTAAGAGATCGTTATTGTAGTTTTTTACGATTTGCCAGCTTCCAGAATATTTATTGAAAGCACACTCGCAAAATTCAAGAAACTCTTTAGGACTCCAGCCATTCTTTTCATACCAATAAGATATGGCATCAAGAGTTTCATCAGACGGATCACCATCACTATCAAAAGTAGGATTTTTTTTCATAGGCTATCGTATAAATCTTTTATCCACTTATTGCGCTGCTTGATATTACTAAGATCTTTAGCTTCATATTCTTCATGATACTTGATAGATCTATTGTGTTCTGCAAGCTTCTTTTTTACATAATCTTTGTAAGTCATAGCATAAAGAGAAGCCAATTCGCTTTCATAAAAACTAACTCCACAATCAAAACTGCTTGAATCAGTCAACTGTTCAATCATAAAAGCTTTTAGTCTCTCATGTTCTTTAGTGGGCGGTTGCCAATTCTTGGCTTTTTCAAGAATATCGGAGTAACGCTTTTTTAGTTCGTTTTTTTCTTTGATGCTTTTTTCGTAATCAGCTATCGTTTCCTTAATGTAAGAATCAAATTGAGCCTTAGTAGGCTTTTTGAATTTCTTTAGCTCCTTTAGCTTCTCTGTATGATAAGACTCTTCTGGCATGATCTTTGGCTTTACGTCAGCAGGATCATCGCGTTGCATTACGCAAGCACCAAAAGCTCTAGCACAACCTAGGGCGAAGTCCTTGAATGTTACTTCTTTACCGTAATATATATTTTCTGTATATCCAGAGGGCATAATTATTCTTTATTTAGGTTTAGTTTGCGGAGTTCTTTATCGTCTACAAAAACAAAATCGTCCTTAATCTTTAAAGATTCGTGATGGGTTTTTTGCCAGCCTTTAACATTATAGCCAACATTTTCAGTCTTACCAGTAGTTTCACAAATATATCCGCTAAGATATTCAACAAATGATATCACTGCGGCAATATGTTCATCACCGCCGCTATAATAAAATCTAAGAGTTCTAAATTTTTCTTTTACTTGAAAAGCTTTAACTTGAGGTATCTCTTTATATTCTTCAGGATATTTATTAACCCAAGAATTATTGCTATTGATATAATTTTGAATATATTGACTAAGGCGCACTAGTATATTAAACCAGCCATCGTCGCATTCAAAACCAAATAAAGTATACGGATGATTTTCCCCGCAATTTGTGTAGATTTCAGGAAAAGTTTTCTGCAAATACTCTTCTCTTTCTTTTGTCATAATTAGAATTTAATTTTCTTAGACTTTCTGCTGCAATTCCATGAGTCAGGCGCAAAATAAACTATCGCTTGATATTTCAGATTTTGAAAACAAACATAATCCATTTTCTTATTAAAATCATCGTAATCCAACTTAACTGAAATACGAGGATTCATTTGGCAATCGTCAATTTTATATGGGTAATCTCTAAACTCTAATTCTACGCCCACAATTTTATCGCTGCTGTAAGTAACGCAGCCTTGCGAAGCGTATTTGAGTTTATGGCTACCTGTTTTACTATTCCAATCAACGACAACAGCAACAAAGCCATTCTCCATTTCATAAGCGTCAAGAATTTTTGCGCCGAAACCAATTTTGGTGAGATGATCAATTTCCTGATCAATAAAACTGAACTCAAGGTATGCTCTCATGTGGGCATTATGGCAGAAATTTGCGAGTCGTCAAGAAATATCCTCAATCGTCACTTGACAATTTAAGAAGTCTTTTTTATTTAAAATAAACATATACTTTTCAAGATATATATATTCGCTAGTTTTATCGTTTAATTGTTTGTGAACATCGCTTACTATCAATCCCAAATTATTTTTAGCCTTATCTTGTAGGTCATTTATTTCATCAGGGTCGCTGGTTTGAATATTACAAGAAAAATCATTAGAATAAGACTTACCATTTTGAAGATATGTAATCTGTAAATTTACTTTTTTCTTATGTATTTTTGCATAAGTGGGGACAGACATGGCTGCAATTTTTGGGGTTTTTTTATTGAAGAACATATTGTTTTTATTTTTTTTGCATGGCGAAGTCTTCAAGATCAACTTCAACGTATTCTATAATGCCAAGATTTTCAAGTTCATCTCTCAGTTTTTTAATTTCATCAGACGGAACATAAAAATAAGGATGTCTATTACTAGCATTTAAAAGATACTTATAGATAGACTCAGTAATAATTTTACCATGAAAATGAAGCAAAAGAGCAGCTTTAGCAAATCCTTTATTGCGCCAAACTGTTTTTTTGCTGGCTGTAGTAATAAATTCGCCATTAAATTTAATTCGACATGGACGAGTTCTTACGGTTTTAGGGAACTTTGCTTTTTCAAAAGTAGCATCAATTGCAGCAATGACTTCAGGAGGTATATTCATATTACTTCTTAGTCACATATTCAAGGATATAAACTCGGGGAGCGAGTTTGATTTGAATGATTGTTTCAATATTGGGTTTTATATGCAAAAAAGTAACAAGACAAAACATGACCACAGAAAACATAAAACCAAGAGCCACTGGAACAATTTCTTCAGGATAATCAATCTCTGTATTTTTAATTTTTTTTAAGAGAAAACGAGCAATGCAAAAAAGAACAATTGCTGCAATAGTATAGGCTACAACATTAAATATCGCCTCGCCCATTTTCCAAGACAGAAACTCTTGAACAACAATCGGGGCTTGTTCAACAGCAAAGTCAACAGCTTTTGCCAAGCCAACTTTACTTGTTGCGTACATTTCAGATCCAGCATCTTTGACTCCTTTGAGGACATCAATAAGAATACTATTTACGGTTTCTTGAGTGTTTGTCATTTTTAAGCTTTTTCTTTGCGATTTCGGATAATGGAAGAATCTTTTCTAACTGTCGGAGGGCAGTATGGTCGTCTTTCAGGGCATTGTCAAGGCGATCTTTCAAGGTGGCGAGCTTATTTTTTTCGCTATTCATGTAATCAAACCGGGATAAGCATTAGGATGGGTATCTGAATAAATATGAATAATACCGTCCCAATCGCCAGAAATAAGCCCCGGTAGTCGAAGGTTTTCTTTCATGTCAACCACTTCATCAAATATATGGTGCATCCATTCTTTTTCTGAATGATAAGAACCTTCAGTATAATATTTGCCGCTTCTTTTGAAGTAAGTTAGTTTAATTAGATGTTTCATCAATGTGCTTTTTGTAATTTATAATCAGGTATTTGTCCAGCCATCCAAAAAAAGTCTTCCTCAAAAGAATAATAAAAAGTCTGTTCAGTGACAGGATTGTAAGCTTCAATTACAATTCTATCATTAATTTCGCGCTGCTTGCCACGAAATTCATATTGAGGATATTTCTTTTTTATTTCTTCAGGAACGTGGATGTTCATTTGTCTTTTTGTAATTATATACTATTCTGGCGTTTACAAAATCGCTTTTCTTTAATAGCATTGATTCGCCGACACAAACATAATCGCTAGATTTGTCATTTAGTTTTTCATGAATGTCTTTTATGATTGCATTCAATATCTTAACTTGTTTTTCTTTGCTTTCGTTGAAAAGCTGTTCGTTTTCTGCTTTTATTGTATAATTAGTATTATAGATATACAATTGTTTACCCAGTAAATATTCTATTTCTAATGATATTTTTACATAGTGCTGCTCAGGAAACAGTGTTTCAATTTTTGGCGTTTCGGGTTCCGAGGGTTTTTTCTTGAATATGTTTAATATGTTCATTTTATTCTTCAATTATTTCTGCGTCAAGTAAATCTGTTCCTAGGATATAAGGCAATGAAATGTATTGAGTGCAGCCTTCATAAGAGTTATTAGCTTCTTTAACCCATTTATCGCATTCTTCTTTAGAATTAAAACAAATAGTCATCATTCTTCCAGCAGCATAACCATATTTACTATGCGGAGACCAACGGAGTTTTTTGAATTTAATAGTAGTCATGTTTTCTGCTTTATTAGGATGTTCAATAGACATAATCTGTATGATTGCACTTATTACACTGCACACCTCGTTTAGGAGGATATGTCGCCAACATAGCATTAGGATTAGAATAAAACATTTCTTCTCCACACTTTGGACAAGCAAAGCCAGAGTTGAGATTATTGACTGCGGCAAAATTAATATATGCTTGTTTATTATGTTCCTCCAAAGACTTTAAACTCTTTTTTGGGACTTCTGTTTGCTTTCTAACATATTCCTCGACTTTAAGCAATCTCTCATATAAAGATGCGATTCTATTATGAGCGCACTTTAGCGTTTCGTGAAATCTATAACCTTCTCGCTTCTCTGTAATAGTGGGTGTTCCTCCTCGCTCGTCACTATAAAAACATCCACACCCGAAAAAAGAATGGTATTCGCCTTTTATCTCAAGTGAGCCACAATTTGGGCAGATTCTTACATTGTTATTCATATTATTTTAATATAACGATTCTTACTTTAGCTACCTTTGTTTTCGAGTTGGTTAAAAAGTATCTAGTATTTGGTTTTTCTGTACTAATATTAGTATTCATATTATTTATAATATGATTAGTTTAGTATATATTCTCTACGCACTGAATCAAATGAATAATCAAATTCACGCAATGGAGAATTCGGCAAAACAACAAGTTCATCGGTTTCTGTATTGTATCCGTGACTCACCATTTTGGTATTTGTTTCTTTATCAAGATAAGTAATTAGAATAATCATATACTTAGACTACTCGTTCAACTTTTACCACACTTGTTTCAAATCTATGTTCCACATACTTAATTGCTTGAATCATAGTATCTGAAAAATGTTCAACAACCAA